ATGTACCGATATATTAAAAAACGTGTTTACGCATTACTGGGAAGTTTACTGGGGATTTTGCTTACTTTGGTCGTGACCAGAATTCTACTCGTTAGCAATGACATAACTGCAAAAGCTTGGTTCATGGCAACATTTGATGCCAGCATGATGGTCGTGCTCGCCACTCTTTTGTCGCTTTACTGCATTAATAAAGTTAGCAACAAATTTCCTGATACCAATACTCTACTCCCATTTTTTGGGGTAATCGTATGGTCGTTGCTGCTGTTAAGCTATTATGTTCTAAGATATAAAATCGAGTATCAATCGGCCCTATCAATCATAGTCGCTGGATCGATAGCTGGGATGGGATGGTGGATTCAGTTTATCACTTCAGCAGCAAGTGACCGACGTAAGCATACACTCAATATAGTGTTAAGCACGCGAACCTGTTCTGAATACCAGACCCATCTGAGAAATTTTACACGCTTGTGGAGAGGCAACCGTCACGTTCCCAAAGAACTGTGTGAGTGGCGTGATGACCCAGATAATCCTAAATTCAAAGATGCTAATGTCCCTGATGATGTAGTAAAAGCCATCAATGGTTTAGTCTATATTCTTAATTTTTTTGAGTTTCTTGCCCAAGGTATAAAAGCTAACGATCTGGATGACAAGCTTTTGAGAGAATGTTTCTGTGGTTTTCTCGAGGGCCTCGAAAGACGAGCTTATTACATTTTGTCTGAAGCCCAGAAAAGAGATGAACGCTACTTCGAAGGTATTATTTATCTTTGCAAACGCTGGAATAGTGGTAAGTCTCTGATTGAAAAACATAAACACTCCACACCGCCTATCGATATAGGCAACTGCTTCCCTGAAAAAGACTCTGTAAAAAAAATGTTGGGAATAAGAGAACCACACATCAACACGAAGCGTCGTAGACATCGGCAACGAGGAACAAGACCTGTGCAAACGGAAGCAGCTAACTCAAATGTAGCTTAATTACACTATTGGTCGAAATTTGAGAACTTAAGCAGCAGTTACCTAACCCGAAGCAAATCACTGTACTTTTTATCCAGTCGTATAGCGAGGTGGACTGGCCCCACGACAGTAGACAAATTCTGTGCTTACTACGAGGCCTGTTTAAAGGCCTCCAGACTGATGCCGCCCAGATGAATGTGATGCCAAGCTCGGTTTTAGTATACTTCAATATAATTGTAGGTATATGTAAGCACACCTGTTTTCGTTCCACGCACTTTTTGAGAGTTCCGGTTTTTGAGCTATCAGCCGGTATTCCTCCAGCGACAGGTTATTCAGGGATTCATGGGGACGCTCGCAGTTGTATTCATTCAGCCAGCGTTCCGTGATTTCTAGTGCTTCATTCAGCGTTCTGAACAGGTAAAAATCCGGGATTTCTATCCGATACGTCCGGTTGAACCGTTCTATAAATGCATTCTTCGTCGGCTTACCCGGCTTGATAAATTCCAGTGTCACACCATGCTCTTCAGCCCACTGAGCAAGTGTCAGGGGGCGTAGGTTAAAATCCTCTCGTAACCACCAAAAAACCAGACAAATCAGCATGTTAATTCTGGTTTTTTATGCCTGTTTTTTGTGCGGGGAGTTAGTGGGGTGAAACGATGGAGAACCCCCATCAATAACAACTACTCCGGGGCTATTTTCCTCCCAAAGAAATACTCAATTTTCTGTCTTCTATACTTTCAGAATGACTACTGGAGGTAACCATGTGCGGACGATTTGCCCAATCACAGACGCGCGAAGAATACTTGGCTTATCTTGTAGAAGAGGCCGAGCGGAATATCGCCTTTGATCCTGAACCGATCAGTCGTTACAACGTCGCGCCCGGAACCAAAGTTCTGTTACTGAGCGAACGTAATGAACAACTGCACCTCGATCCAGTTCACTGGGGTTACGCGCCAGGGTGGTGGGATAAGCCAGCGCTCATTAACGCTCGCGTAGAAACCGCGGCGACAAGCAGAATGTTTAAACCGCTGTGGCAGCACGGTCGAGCGATCTGCTTTGCTGATGGCTGGTTTGAATGGAAAAAGGAAGGGGACAAGAAACAGCCCTATTTCATCCACCGTAAAGACGGCAAGCCCATTTTTATGGCGGCGATCGGCAGCGTGCCTTTCGAGCGCGGCGATGAAGCTGAGGGATTTTTGATTGTGACTGCAGCTGCCGACCAAGGTCTGGTCGATATTCATGACCGCCGGCCGCTGGTTTTGGTACCGGAAGCAGCGCGCGAATGGATGCGGCAAGATGTTGGTGGGAAAGAGGCGGAGGAAATAATTGCAGATGGCGCTCTGTCAGCAGATCATTTCAAATGGCACCCGGTTTCCCGCGCAGTGGGTAACGTGAAGAATCAGGGGCCTGAATTGATTGAGGCTATCTAAAGACTATAGATTTGATAACGTCCGAAATGTGCCAAATGCTGACGCTCAGGAATTGAGTTTCAGGTACTTTAAAAGCGAGGCTAGAGACTCGACAGGTCCAGCGTGACAACTAGGTGAGCGGGTTTCATCCCAGGGCATTGCATCATCAGTGCAGAAGTCTCCTGCACATTCCATTTCAAGACGTTCGTCAATTAAACCAACAGGAACCCAGACATAAGGTACATCTCGCAGACTGTTAGGCACAGTTGAGCCACATACATTGCAAAAATCTGTACGGTACCCCGTTGGCTTAGACCATGAAGCAATGCAGTTTTCCCCTTTAATCCAGCGAAACTCACTGTCTTTGACTAGTGTGGCGAGATTGTAACCCACGCCGCTCTGCTTTCTGCAAAGCGAGCAATGACAACGATAAAACACTGCTGGTTTATGAGTAAGTTCAAATTCAATTGTTCCACACAAACAAGATCCATTCATTTCAAAACCATTCCTGCAAGGCCTAAGAGATTTTATGAAACATTACCATCTTTTTTGTACTGAATAGGAGCGCTCTTTTTGGCAACTCAAAATCAGCTATCAGTCGGTCTGAATATCCGCTCTTCGCTCTAAGCGGACTGTAGTAGCGTCACCATTACCATTAATGGCCGAATCATCTAACTTTGAGCAGGTCACAGAACCTCGTAGTATAGCGCGGGGATAGCATTTCTCTCTTCATCTGCCAGGCAGTCTGGATTCCCTGCCCCGCAAAATAGAGCGTCCCCCTGCCATCCTTTGCATTGAGATGGTCGAGGACTTCCATTAACTTTTCGCTGTTCTTCCGCGGTGCGTTGTCATCAAAAAGATTCAGCTGTGCCACGCCCTGGCTGTAGAAATCGCCCAGCATCACGCCGGCCTTCTGGTAACGGTGCCCGTCTCGCCAGATAGCATCGAGGCATTTCGTCGCCGCGGTAATTATGTCCCGGCTATCCTGGGTTGGCGTTAGCAGCTTTACAGATGCGCTGTTGCCGTAATATGGCTCGTTGAGCGCAAAGGGGCTGGTTTTGACAAAAGCGGAGATAAACCGGCAGTACTGATGCTCGCCGCGAAGTTTCTCGGCTGCGCGCGATGCATAGCTGCATATCGCCTGTCGCATTTCATGATATTCAGTGATGCGGCCACCGAAAGAACGGCTGCACACAATTTCCTGCTTTACCGGCGCGAATTCCTCAAGACCAAGGCATGGCTCGCCACGCAGCTCACGTACTGTTCTTTCCAGAACCACATTAAAATGCTTCCGGATAAACCTGATATCTGTATCCGCCAGTTGAAGCACTGTTTTAATGCCCATTGCCTCCAGTTTTTTACTGAGGCGGCGCCCGACTCCCCAGACCTCATCCACCGGAAGCAAAGCCATCAACTTCCTCTGCCTTTCCTGATTAGACAGATCCACCACTCCTCCGGTCTGCCGCTGCCACTGTTTCGCAGCATGATTGGCCAGCTTCGCCAGGGTTTTAGTCTGGGCGATGCCCACTCCGACAGTAAGGTGTGTCCTGCGCAGTACCGTCTCGCGAATTTCCCTGCCAAAGTCGGTAAGATCGCGACAGCTTCGCACACCAGTAAGATCGCAAAATGCCTCATCAATACTGTAAATTTCGCAGCGTGGTGAGAGTTCCTCCAGTGTTGTCATCACTCGGTTGGACATATCGGCATATAGCTCATAGTTGCTGCTAAATGCGATAATACCGTGCCGGCGAAACATGTCCTTTTGCTTGAAATAAGGCTCACCCATTTTGACGAAGGGCTTCGCCTCTGGCGAACGGGCGATCACACAGCCGTCGTTGTTTGACAGTACGACCACCGGACGCCCTTTCAGGTCAGGACGAAATACGGTCTCGCACGATGCGTAAAATGAGTTCACATCACAAAGCGCAAACATCTTAGCCAGCTGCTTTAATGATGTACGTAACCACCCCGAACACGTCGAGAGTGTCCTCACTACCGACGACTATTGGCGAATATGCAGGGTTCATTGGGTTAAGCTGAACACGCGGATGCAGCTGCAGCTTCTTAACGGTGAATTCCCCATCCACAGCAGCAATAACGATATCGCCATGAACTGCTGTTCTTGAGCTATCCACGACCAGAAGATCACCTTCCCCTATGCCTGCGTCTTTCATGCTGTCGCCGGCGGCTTTGACAAAATACGTCGCACTGGGGTGGTTAACGAGCAACTCGTTCAGATCAATACGTTGCTCAACATAATCCTGCGCTGGACTAGGAAAGCCGCACTGCACAAGGTCACTGTACAACGGGAGCAGCATGATCTGGCGTAACTCAACGGGCGTGTAGAACTGCATAATAAACTCGCTCACAAAATACTGTTTTTATATACAGTAGTTTTATTCGCTAATCTGATCAATAGAGGTTTTAACTATCAATCAGGAACACAGAGGGGGGGAAACCAGTCACCTTTGAGCCCCTGATATTGGTTTCACTTAGTGATTATGTTGTCTATGTGCCTGCTTTGAACTATCTTTTCTCAAAACCTGCTACTGCAAAATGGATATAAGATGTCACAGACGGACTTGCTGATTGTTGTTTTTACGCTAGGCATTTTAGCCTTTGGCTATTCCATATGGTCCATTTCGAACAGAATACTCTGCTCAATATTTCATAGACTTACAAAGAATGTATGAATTGGGATGGTATAGACTCAAATTCATGATCCTTGTTCCTCGACTTCGGAAGGTACTTACAGACCGTCTTCGCTCTTAACCTATCACATCGGCACCTCCTCCATGATGTAACAACTCAGACCAGAAATATCTGGAAGCTTTGGGCGCCTTCTTAGAAGATAGGCGTGTGCGAAGACGCACACAGCAATGATGTTATGTAGTATTTTCCCCTTGAGTGTGCCTGCTCAGGGGGATTTTTTATCGCCGTATTGTACCGGCAAATATTTGGAAATAGTCTTCCCCCCCACGCCTGTCACATCGGCCACACGCGACTGGACAGGCGGTTAGTCCGGTATGTTTCTCGCGCTACTACTGCTTACGTTAACGTCTGGTAATGATCTAGCGGCGCGACGTAAAGCGGCGTTGAAAGCAATTATAGTGACCGGCCGGCGTCGGTACTTCACACGGTTAGAATGACTCTGAAATAAAAAAACATCTTCTGGATAGCGTTCTCTTCTACGAGCAATGATCCCCTCCACTGGAGGGGTTGATTCAACACGTAGCTCCTTCAGGTGACCCTGTTTTCGTATCAGTATCAAGCCATCATCAATATCATCATATCGAATACTCAGCAGCCTTCCAGCGCTTAAACCTGTGTGAAAAATTAACGCCCACAAGTCTGCCCATGTATCTGAGATGGAAACAAGATTGCTGTTAATAGTTAAAAATTGTTCAAAACTTATTGTTTTCTTACCGTTCACGAACAAACCAAACTGTTTTCAAAACTGAAAGTACTTATTATCTCAAATGTTACATATCACGGGAAGGGCAGGAATCCTTGATCGCGGACGGCAGCAGGAAAGTATTTGTAGATCGTCTTCACCCCCACCCCTATCACATCTGCGATCTGTTGCCGGGTAGCGCCGTTCTCCAGCATTCTGCGGCACCGCTCCACCACTACTTCAGTCATTACCCGGCGGCGGCCGCCGACTCTCCCCTGCTCCCTCGCTGCGGCTAAACCCGCTCGTGTACGCTCGACAATCAGCTCTCTTTCCATTTCCGCCAGGGCGCTCATGACGTGGAAGAAAAAGCGGCCTGCAGGCGTACTGGTATCGATGCTGTCGGTCAGGCTGCGGAAATTTACCCCACGAGCCTGCAACTCCGACACGAGCGTAATCAGATCACGCACGCTGCGGCCCAGCCGGTCCAGTTTCCAGACCACCAGTACATCACCCGTTCGCAGCCGCCGTAAGGCGCGCTTTAACCCTGGCCGCCGGGCATTTTTCCCGCTGGCCATATCCTCAAAAACCAGCTCACATTCTGCGCGAATCAGCGCGTTTTTCTGTAAATCGAGGTTTTGATCCCCGGTTGATACCCTCGCATAACCAATCAGCACTATCTAACTCCTTGAAATAACTGATTGTAAAAAGCCGCGGCCATTCGCTCAAACCCTCGTTTGGGCGAACGCCTTTTTTGGAGCAAAAACATGGCCTTTAACCCGGAGCTGGGGAGCACGTCTCCCGCTGTGCTGCTCGATAACGCTGAGCGTCTGGATAAGCTGGTCAATGGTCCAGCCGCTGATGTTCCCGACCGTGGTGGTGATCCTCTTTATTCATGGCGCCAGATGATGGCGAAAAACGATGAGATCAGGCAGAACCTTATCCCGCTCAGCAAGCAATACCCGACACTGGCGGCTGCCCAGGCGGATATCGCGAATATCCCCGAAGGGAGCACCACGTATTACCGTAGCCCTGATAACAGCGCGCTCGCGATCGAGGTGATGAACGTTGGCGGGACTCTGCAGCCTACCGGGCGGAAAATGCCGTCACAGAAAACCGTTGATGATTTACTTAAGCATGTTGAAACCACAAACCTAATTTTCCAGCTCGTTGACATCCTCGGATATCGCCAGTTTTATGCCCTGACATCAGGTGAATTCGGGACGGCAAAAACGATTATTAAACCTGATGGCATTGAACTGGAGGGCTATTCTCTGACCGTATCGGATGACAATGGAATATATATCGAAAATATTCTTGGTCAACGCGTCGTATTAGTTGATGAATATGGGAATGTGGCACCAAGGAGTTTGCGCGCTGCGCGAGATGGTTCGTTTGGCACAGATACGGCAATGGTGTCAGGAAATGGCCTTAATTTTAACTCAGGTGGCTCCCGGATTGATATTACAGGTCCTGAGTTTTTAAAGGTCTCTGATTTTCTTGGCCGGTCTAAAACAATTATTGATGCGAGCGGGAATCTGGTCGGCGGCGGTAGCGGTGGCGATATAACGCTGCAGGACAGAATTAACATTCTGAACGCGGAAAACCTGAACTATTACAGTAAAGTTCGCAGTCGGTATAACGCTGACATAGAGCGACTTGTGTTCGCTCTGTCGATGATCATCTGGTACGGGCAGTCTCTTTCCAGCAACCAGGAGGGATACCCTGCGCTCAGCAAAACGCCGTACAGCAATCTTGGCAATCTGATGCTGGGAAACTCACCTCGACCAAATACCCGGACAGGGGCAGGATTCACCCCGGTGGGGTCTGCCATCCTCAACCCGCTAAAGGCCGTCGTTCAGTCAGGTGACGGGTCGTATGTGATGAGCGATGCCGATGTTGCTGCACTGCCTGCCGGGTCGGGTAATGAGGGTGAAGGGGCCGTTGCTGCGGTTAACATGCTGCGCACGCTGTTTCTGCGTCAGGCAGCATTGCTAACCGACCCGTCGCGCCTGCTTGTTCTGGCAAGCTGTGGAGTCAACGGGAGGACCGTTGAGGCTCTGTCCAGGGGGGCCGTTCCGGAGCTGTATAACCGCATTCGTGAAGCTGTGTCTAAAATAAAGGCCATCGCGGATGGCGAAAGCAAGACATTCGGCATCGGTGCTTTCTGTTTCCTGCAGGGAGAATGGAATTACAACCCTGGGTACGGCGGGGACTATACGCGGGAGGGCTATAAAGCGAAGGTGCGTCAGCTTTATAGCGATGTGATTGCCGATTTTTGCGCAGGACAGAGACCGCCTGCGATGTTCACCTATCAGACTGGCGGCACTTACACCATTGATACCTATGAGCTGGCGATCGGCATGGCGCAGCTGGATATGGCAACGGAGGGTGGGAACATCTATGGCGTCTGCCCGTCGTATCCATTCCCCAATAAGGATAGCGGGCACCTGACCAGTAATGGTTATCGCTGGATGGACATGTTTTTCGGCAAGGTGATGTTCCGGACTCTTGTTCTTGGTGAGGGATGGGAGCCGTTACACTGCACAGGCGTTGAAGTTCAGGATGATTACGCACTCCTTAACTATGCAGTCCCGTATCCGCCACTGCAGTGGGGGACACCATATGATGGGCGAACAGCTAAAACCTATGCTGATAAAGGGTATCGGGCGACTGATGCAAATGGCGCGCTGGACATTACTGCCGCAGAGATTGTTGCTGATACGGTGGTAAAACTGACATTTTCCAGGCGAGTCTCCGGGACAATCAAAATCTGGTACGCAGATAAAACATCACATAACGGAAATGGCTGTCTCAAGGACAGCGATCCATTCCTGGCAACTGAAAATTACGTGTATACCGCAGGTAGCGGCCAATATGCGGACGAAAATATTCCTGAACTTGTAGATAAACCATACCCGCTGGAAAACTGGGCATGGGCACAAATTATCGAGACAACTGTATAGCGGAGCGAATAAATATGGGTATTACTCTTTTCACTAATAATGCGTTTTCGTCTGTTTCAGACCCTGACGAATACTCGCCAGGGTTTGATGTGACGTCCCTTCGTCGCTCCGAAATATTTACTTATACAGGGATTGGTAAAAATCTTATGCCGGGGGAAGGCGGCCCCAGTGTAGTTGGTTCCCCGACGTTTATCACCGACTCGCCCTTTGTTCAGTTCTCAAATAACGCGAATGTGGCGCATTTGAGCCTGGGAATTAATGATTCCGCCCAACAAACCTGGTTTTTGCTTTTTGATCCGAATAATGATTCCACGCAGAGAATTATCGCTGGTAGTTTTTCGGGGACTGCTGCCGTTACCCCGCCAGGGGTATCTGTGATTGTAGATGAAACTGGTGCGCTGGCCGCCATGCAGGGTATCCACTACACGGACAATGACACTTACGGAACCGCGCGCGCAACTCTGAGTGCATTTAATAAAACAAAGCCGATGCTTCTTTGTCTTACCCTTGACGGCCAGACCACCAGGCTGACCGACATGACCAACAATATTTCAGCGTCCCTCACCCTGGCAGCAGGTCGTGAGCGAGCCCCGGCCCCCCTTCGTATCGGTAAGGGCGGAGTTACATACTGGGGAGCAACCTCTGCAACCAGCCGACTTGGGGCTTATATGGTTTTCGATCGCGTATTATCTGATGCTGAGAAAATTACTGTTCATGACTATTTACTCCGTTGCATACAGGCGAAGTATCCATCATTGATTTTCTAAGCGGTGATGGCTGTCATAATACTGACAGCCGCTACCAGAATATTAATTTCCATATTGTGCTCTGTAGTAAGCTTTAATCGCAGCAATATCAGATGCTGACTTCACTGCATCAAAGATGAGAATTTCTCCGTAATTAACATTATTCGCGGCAGTCGCCGCCAGTGTCAGGGGGGCGTTTTGATACGTGATTGCTGATGCCCCGGTTACGGTCATGGTCGCGTCGTTGACATACACAGTTTCAACGTCCGTAGCCGGGTCATAGTTCACAATCACCAGATCAATGCCGCTGGATAACGAAACACCTCCCTGCTGTGTGGATGCGCCTGTTTTGTAGTAGTACAACTTATTATCAGTCTGAGCCTGTAGCCGTAAATGAGGGCCAGCAATAAGGAAGGTTGCCTGATTCAGATTGTCGCGTTTAAAAATAAATGCGTAAGCAAACCCCTTAGTTGCATTGGATGGGAAAATATTTTCTGAGGTCACTCCACCATTTGCTGTCAGAGCGCTTTTCATGGTTTTGATACCATTCAGCGCTGATTCTGAAATAGATGAACCCAGAGCCGTTAACATATCACCAGCTCTGTCTGCCAGTGTTGAAACCCGCCAGTCAAAATAGTGCGAGGGGTCCCAGCGGCAGGTTTTATCGTCGCGCTCGGAATAAGTTGACGCGATGCCGCTGTTAACAGCTACGGGAATTTGCAGGAAAGTCGTTTTAGCCATTTTGTTGTTCCTTTCTGAGAGATTGTACGGCGTAGTTCAGGAGTGCGCGTTTCGCCTGATACGCGCCAATAATTCTGGCTCCGCGTGCGTTGGGGTGCGGGTCTGCCGGGTTGGTGGTGGAATAGGCGTAGCCGTTCTGGAACGCAAAATTTGAGTTGCGGATAAGGTCACGAACGTTAAATCCCAGCATTCCATATTTAGCCTGAATGACGTCAAAAACCGCGTCACGCTTAATGTGGTTGTCGCTGTACCAGCGCTCCAGAAAAACAGGCACACCCGGCAACGCATCCTGCACCCGCTCAACAATGGCGCTATAACTGGTCAGAAATTCTGAATCGGTCAGCGCATAATCATTCTCGCCGAGATTGATAAACACCAGGTCAGGCGCAAAATACTGCATCCAGTATTTCTGGTACGAGGCCGTCTGGTTCAGGTGATATGCCGCAGTCGCGCCGCCCCGAGCGTACCGAATAACGCGAACGCCGCCAGCAGAGTTGATGCAGTTGAAGCTGACAATCGCAGGATACCCGGCCTGACCTGATGCGGGCGGCTCTATCTCCAGTGAATAACGGCCAGTGCCAGGGCCAAGACCTTCGACGGGAACAATGGTTATTGTTTCACTGCCCTCGGGGTTGTTCGCTACCGTAGCCGTCTGCCACTCCCCGGAGCCTGCCGGGCCAATGGAGCCATCATCATTCCGGTCGGTCGCACGAAAACGGAACTGGCTGGATGTTCCGGCGTCTCCGGTACCAGTAAAACCAACCTCGACAACATCGTGCTGGTAAATGGGGTTGCTGCGGGACGCATCTTTTACCCGGAAAAATAAATTAGTGCGACCTGTCCACGGAACAAGAGCAAAATTTAGCGGGCCACATTTTTTGCCGTAGGTCTGGTTATCCACCCAGCCAGAGTAGACCAACTCTAAATTCAGCAGGTCGCGGGATGCCGTGTTGTTGTTTGATGGCGCAAAGTACCCAATCCCCCCATGACCTAACAGCGCCGCAAACAGGCTGTACATCGCATCAATAGCGCTCAGGCCGTCAGTGCCTGCGGTAAGAGAATCACCCGGCCCGCACATAATGACCAGGTATCCCCCGGTATACGCCCGTTCCTGCATGGCGATGAGATAATTAAGCAGGCCTGTCTCCGGCAAAGCTGTCGCAGCTGACGACTCACCAGAACCCATCAACAGCAGTTGATTGTCAGCTCCAAGCACGGCGAACGGTGACGAGGCGTATCCTCTGAGAATTGATACTCCGGCATCCTGTAAAGAATCAGATGTGAGAAATGACGTCATCTCGCCGTCTGTACCGATGACTGCCAGTGGTTTTCCCGGTAAGCCATAACCGTATTTAATATCGGCTCCAGCATCGCGCAGCCTGTCACTGTCGGCACCATATTCAAGGACCTGATAATCAGTACCAATAATGACAAATTCATCAGTCCCATATCCTCTGAGAAACCTGACACCTGCGAAGGTAAACATGGATGGCATCTGGCGCCCGGTTGGCTGCAGCGTCCCGCTAACGTTCATGACCTCAACAGCCAGCGCGCTATCGTCCGGGCTGCGGTAATACGTCGTAGAGCCCTCCGGGATATTCACGATGTCCGCCTGTGCCGCCGCCAGCGTCGCGTACTGCTTACTGAGCGGGATCAGGTTCTGCCTGATCTCATCGTTTTTCGCCATCATCTGGCGCCACGTATCCAGCGGTTCACCGCCGCGGTCGTCAACCGTTCCGGCGGGACCGTTAACCAGCTCGTCAGCGCGCTTGACGTTATCCAGGAAAATTTCAGGCGTCGTCGTTCCCAAAGGCGGGTTAAGTTCGGCCATGTTTTTTGCTCCAAAAAGAGGCTTCGCCCAAACGAGGGTTTGAGCGAAAGAAAAGTTGAAAGGGATTTTTTGGTATTAAGCGACGTCGCCGGGGTATGTGGCGTCGTCGTACTGGTAGAAAATTTCTTTATATTCAGGTGCAGTAATCTGACAGTTGCTGTCACCCGATGGGGCAACCTCCTGGACTATCCCATGCCGCGCACCCTTTTCACTGTCGCAGAACAATAACTTCGGCAGGTCAATATCTGGGTCGTCCATAATCCAGTCGTCGGGATGCAGGTCGTCGTTGTACGGCACCGTCAGCGTGAAATCATCTACCCGTTGCGGTGTGAGCATTCGCGATGATGGTCGACCATCCTGAAACTGTATCCAGCAGCGAGGATTCGCGTAGCTCCAGTCCAGTGGCTCCGTGACGTGCAGCGTAATTTCCTGGAAGTCGTAAATCATCGCGTCAATCAGGCAACTTTGGGTTTTCCCGGTTGGAATGTCGTCGGACAAAATGATGTGATCACCGAAGTCATGACACCATCCCAGCATCGAAGTCGTAGCCGTATACGTTCGGCGTTGGTGGAGATATTTCATTAACCGACGCATCCCGATACGCCAGGCGCGATCTGCAGTCATGGCAACATCAATGGTGTATGCCTCCGTTTTGCGCGGAAAAGGATTTTCCGGCGTCCGGCACTGTACGGTTTCCTCCGCCCAGGTCACAGGGTTGATATATTTCACATCCACGCCATCAAAATCATCCTCCGACGGGACCCTGAATGACGTCTGCATTTCCTCCACGGTATCCTGAGGAGTAATGATCCCTGTCCAGCTTTTGACGCCCTCTCTCCCGACAGAAAGCAACCCGTCAGACAGCAGAAAATACCCCATGCCAGCCTCGGCTATTTTGTCGAAAATATCCTTTGATGACGTGCTGTCACTGCTTGCCTGGTGATCAAAATATTCTCCCCTTGGCGTCCAGTAGGTAGCCTCCAGCGTACTGAGCGCCGCAATGTCGATCTGGTCGTCGCGATATCCCAGACTGCGGGCAAGATGCAGGAACGCACCGCTGATTGTCCTGTCACCACCGCCATCATAATTTCGTGTGGCGACAACACTCACACGCTTGTCTGACTGCGCCGCCAGCTGGCCGCCGGTTTCAACCGTGATCCCTATTGTTGATATCCCTGCGTAGGAGGTCGGACGGGAAAGCAAACGACCTCTGAGCGCCTGCCAGAACATGCTGTCTCTCGCGTTGTTGCTCCCCTGCTCGTTACGGCGGCGGCATCGAACCTCCACCAGCCCAGGAGAGGACAGATCAAAACGCTCTGTAAAACCGAGGCCATTAATGTTTTTAAGCGCGTAAACCCCTGGCTTACTCGTCCACCCTGATCCGGAACCATAAACGCGATACTGGATTTCATACTCGACATGGCGGACCCGCTTATTCCCGTTGTTCTGGAACCCGCAAATTCCGTTTGGGAAAGCAAAGTTGACCTCGAAGGCATCCACAACTTCATTTTGCGGGCAGGCCAGAAAGGGGCCGAGCCAGGTTTCATTATCGTTAATACCAGACGCGGCAAAATCCACGACGGTACGAGTCATAAAGCCTGACCAGGTGCTGTCAACGACACCGTTAACCACACGCTGTACGGTCGCAGAGGGACCATCAGTAGACGCTATCTGGTATTCGTTGCCACGGTGCGCCAGGGAAATCCGCTGAGTGCCTTCCGGCAATCCGGAAAAGGCAGTGCCAGAATCGTATGCCAGCGTCACGCTGGCTGTTACCGCAGGGCTTCCGCCGCTGGATGCTGTACCAGCTGTAAATACCGGGCTGTCACCAAATACTGACGCAGGCAGGAATGATGACGTAATGGAACCGCCACGCCAGGGGCTGGAGATCTCCACGATACGTATCACGCCGCCATCATCCTGAGCAATGAGCCCCGAACCATTCAACCCGCCGTTGATCGCTGCGAGCAAGCCAGACATTGTGCCGTAGTTGGCGACCAGAGATATGGTATAGGTGATACCCTGCCAGGTCAGAGCAAAGGTCTGGCTGGTTGTCGTAAAGTCATACGTTGACGGCGAGGCACTGGCGCGTAATACCGCAGTCGCTCCCCCTGTTCCCGGAACGGCGTCCTGGTGAGGGGTATACGTGGCGATCTGCAGGTCATAGTCAGTACCGTTAAACGTTAGGGTGACAGGCATTCCGCTGAATGGCGCAATCTCTGACACGACGTCGCCTGTCAGCACGTTAAAACCGCCCTCGATGGATACCTGATAATTCACTGGCGCTTTCAGGGTGACAATTGCACCGGCGATCCAGCCAGGAGGAAGTTTGTTCTCATCCTCGTCTTCATCATTATCATCATCAACATCGAGGCCAGAAAACGAGACAGAGGCACCGCTGACGGTCATGGCATCAGCAACGATATCACTGGCTTCAGGGGCAGTCTGAGCCATATCGAGGCCGCTGCCGCTCGACGTTCCCCCAACTTCCGTTGAGTTGAACCATATCTCACTGCGACGATCCCCGGCCACATTATCGCCAGGTCCATAGCTGGTATATGAAAAGCCCTCGCCTAAGGTCAGCGCCGGAGTTTCTCCTACCCGAAAATCCCCACCGGTATAGGAGAAACGCCCATATCCAAGGCAGACAAACATTTCGACCGTCATTCTGGTGGGATCAGCGGGGTCGAATCGCGTTACCGGCTGCACCAGGTAATCCGGGTATATCCGGTTTCGCCCAAAAGCTTCCCTAACGGGATCGCCAAGCTTCGCTGTATTGGCTTTAGCCGGATTCAGATCCAGCGATGAAGCGTTACTGGATGAAAAGCCGCCCAGCTCTGGTTTTGGGGCAAAGAATAATGCATAGGCCGTAGACGCAATGGATACGGCCACCGAAACCCACGCGGCAATTTCAAGCCCCGTGCCATACGGAATGGGATATATCCGCACGTCGCTGTCTGGCCGCAACAAACATAACGGCCATTCCGCCGGGGGGACTGCCTGGCCGTTCAGCTCGATCACGACAGGATGAGTTTTATCCTGTGAATAGCTCGGGACATTTCTGCTCATCCACTCATGCAGCGTCAGCACACCATGCTCGTGCGTTTCAAGGGGTTCACCCGGTAGCCGGGACGGGTAAAACTTTATCGTCATTGCCAGAACTCCACGCGGTTAAAGCGACGGATAAATCGCGACAGTGGCAGAAACGTAACCCCCGAGCCTGGATTGCATTCCGCGACCTGCAGCTGGTTATCGAGCATCACAACGATCCCGACATGGGAAACCGTTGAACCCGAATAGCAAGCCACTCCGGCACCTTCACAGGGTTCACAACGTTTCAGCGTAAGCATCAGCTTTCTCGCTTCCCGGTCGAGGCCCCCGCCTTCTTTGGTCACACCTGCAAAATCCGGCCATTCAGGTAGCCCCAGGTCGCGACGTATCTCATTTACAATGCCGAAGCAGTCGAGCTGCGGATATACGCGCCCGCCCTTCAGCCAGGTGACCGAACGGTATTTATCAGGGTTAAACATATTTGCCTCAGATTAGTAACGTAAGCCCGGATGCTCGGCGAGGTTGTAACGTTTACGGGGCCAGGCTGTTTTGAGGACATTCATATAGCCTGCCGTGACCTGAACTGCTGTCGGGGTCCAGGAGCCGGATTTGATATCGAGCGTATACGGTGATGATGCCGGAGCAGACAGATCAGATGAAATGTACCGCCGGAATGTCAGCGTGGCTGATTTCATTTCATCCAGAATTTTATCGATCGCCTCTGAAACCCGTCCGTCAATATTGCTGATAGCAAACTTTAAATCCTGTGTCCCGTCGGCGTTCCTGGCTGGTAAGGCGATATCTATCGCGCTGGCATCAAACGTCACCGGCTGACCATTTTCCAGCGTCACTGAAACGTCATCCCAGCCACTGGTCAGCCAGTAGTTATCATCGCCTGCGGATATCTGCAGCGTATCGTGAATAACCTCCGATCCGCTGCTGGCATATAGTCGCTCAAGAATTGTCATGCTTCGGCCACTCTCTGTTTAGCGCAATATCCAGTAACGACTGGCCCGCCAGCCATTCCGGGTAATTTCCCCAGCCTGAAGGCGGTAACGGGCGCTCCCATAATTCCAGCGTTGCGCTGTACTGCCAGTATTTTGGCGCGACCAGCGTCGGCCCTTCGTAAATATCCACGAACCTTGCTTTATAAGGCTTTACCCCGACTGGAGTCTGGAGTTTCAGATAGAACCAGGACTGGCCATCTTTAAGCGCATCCCTGAAAAACGCCTCAAACACCTGCGCCAGAGCATCAGTTTTAAAAATCCATTTAACCGATGCCTGGGTGGGTGTTGAGGTATATCGCCTTCGTTGTTGAGCGCGACCGGACGTCATCTCCGTTCGCAGCAAAGGTGATATGGGCTTAAACCCGTACCCGTCCATAAGCGGCATGGGCAGGTATTCGTCCGGGTAGAAAATATCTGCCATGAATATTCCCTCCGGGCAGGTTATCGTGGTTTTTTGGGCTGAAGGTTGGAGTAAAGAGCTCTACCGAAGGCATTTTGAGGATTGTTTACGTCGCTCGTCAGTTCAGATTTTATCTGTTTAGCCAGGCGGCGGCCGTGGGCATCCAATGTCTGCATCATCACATCATCCGGTTTACCAGTGAGGTGGTAATTGACGTTGATGTCACCAGTTGAAAGAAGTTGTCTTTCTTGCTGCTGCCTCGCAGCGTTCTGTACCGCCGGCGATTCCCGCCCAACAGCTTTGACCCCAAGCGAACCATCAGCACCACGGGTAAGCGGCATGATGGCTTCCGGCCCGGCCTCGCCGAATACACCCGCACCTTTCGCAAACGCGAAATATTGGGGAGTGCTGTAAACACCATTGCTGTAGGCAGAAAGTGACGGAGAATCGTAAACGCCTCCGAGAGCGTTAAATGAAAAATTAGCTCCCGCGCTTTGAATAGCGGTACCACTACTTGCCGCACCGCTGGCACCGCCAAAAAGACTACCGAACAACCCACCCGCTCCGCCGCCAAATGACGCCATAATTGCTTTGGTGATTAACGCCTGTGTTGCCATCTGGATCAGCGTCTTAATCACCGTTTCGCCCAGGGAAGAGAAAATATTAGACATCCCATCTTTAAAAGAAGCAGCGCCTGTCAGGACGTTTGTCAGGTTGTTGGAGATAGAGTTTGTGGTGGCATCCAGAATCTCGCTGGTTGCAGTGGCAGCCATTGAACTCAGATCAGAAGCCTGATCGGCATAGTTCATCAGGGAATCGCTGATCCCCGCGCGCCAGTCTGACTGCTGTTCATCGGTTTTTTTGTAATACTCCTCCTGAATATCCAGGCGTTCGGCAAGCGCTGTTTTAAGCGCTTCCGTTTGCTTTTTATACAGGTCTTCGGAAATCTGCCCACGACTGAAATCACGCTGTAAGTCACGCTGCTGCCTGAGAAAATCAGCACGAATATCCGCCATTTCCTTCATTCGGTCACGGGCTTTATCCCCCTGTCCCGCGCCGAGGAAATCGATATTCCCCCATTCCCGGGCGGCAGCATTACTGTCGGCCAGACCTTCGCGGAATGTTTTTAACTGTTCAGCGATATTTTTCTGATCAATAAGCGCCGCATTGTGCAGCAACGTTTCCTTTTTGGATTTTTCAAGCGAAGATAATTCCCCCTGAGTAACCTGATATTTTATCTTTGCCAGTTCAGTGTTTTGGCTGGAAAGAGCAATTTGCTCCCGTTGCTGTTTAATCAGCCGGGTATAGGTATCTTCGGTTTTCTCCGCCTCGGTTTTCCCATGCCTTCCTTTTGGCTTGGGTTTATTTTCCTGGTTGTTTCTCCATTCATTCAGGCCGTTATTAATCAACTCCTGCCGTCCGGTCTGAAACTGTGGGTCGTTAGTTAACCCCAGGTCATCCGCAGCATAACCCAGTCGTGCGCGCTCTTTGTCCTCACCTTTGAGTTTTGAAAGCGCCAGATCACGACGGCTTTTTTCAAGTGCAGCCGTTTGCTGGGTTGTGAGGTCTACCTGCGGTAAGCGTAGTGGTGCGTTTACCAGCCCCTGCCGGGCCATGAGGAGATTATTTCCGAGACCCAGCAAACGGTTAAATTCAGTATGCTCACCGTTCATCATTAATAACGATTGATATGCTGAATTCTGTTCTGCGGCCTGCTGCCGGATTAATGCTATTCGCCTGTTCTCTATCCCTTCCAGTACCGACTGGATCGACTCAGACTTAGCCTGCATCTGAGTCAGCCTCTCCTGTTCAACGGCCAGAGCGGAAGTCGCTTCTTCCAGACTACGGGTGACCGTTTCAACCGAAGTAAGGTGGTTTATCATGAAACCGCCACTGGTTGTCGGCCCGGGGTTGGACAGAACATACTGATAGCCCGCGATCTCTTCCTTCAGGCTTTTTACTTTTGATGCCTGTGCATCAACAAGACGGTTTTGCTCCTCCAGCGCCTGACGGGTTTTGGTCTCATTATCAGAAACTTCGGGCAGGGACATTGATTTTGTCTTTTCACGGACTGCATCAATGGTGTTTGCATATTCCTGAGCGGATAATCTGGCCTGTTCCTGATTCTGGTACATCGTGTACCAGGCACCGGCACCAAGCAAAACCAGCCCTGGAATACCGCCAACGAGGCTTAATGCTCCACCCATGAGCCGGGAACCTACAGCAGTAACCGAGTTCAGTGCAGTCTGAGCGGATACTCTGGCCTGAATATTACGGTTAAGTGACTCCTGCGCCAGTGAGAGCCGTTTTTCTGCGGCGGCCTGCGCGTCTGTACCCCGCGCCGCTGCCAGTGCCTGCTGGGCACGATAAACTGCAGCACGCGCACGAGCTGTCGAAACCTGCGTCCCTCTGACCTGGGCTTCAGCTAAAGCTACTTCACTTTTTGCGGCGTTAATAATCCCAGCCGTTGCAGAGCTGGCACCAAGAGCCATGTTTCCCAAATATCGGGCAGCACCAACGGCAACAAGCGCTCCGGCAGCAGTTGCGACCTGATCAATATTGTTGGCTACGCCATCAAGTAATCCGGTCAGGGTATTTGTCGCGCCACTCGCTTCATTAGCTCCACCGACCCATTGCATAAAAGCGTTTTCAACTTTTGTTGCCGACGATGAAACGGTCTGCGGCAACTCACCATATTCATTCCGGAGCTTACCAAGCTGGCTGATGAGGGCCGGAACTACTTTATCAATGGTTAACTGCCCCTGATCCGCCATAGATTTAAGGTCTTTACGCGCAACCCCCATCCCTGCCGCAAGCGCCCGTATAACCCTGTCGCCGCTCTCGTTGACGGCATTGAATTCTTCGCCTCTCAGCACGCCCTGCGCCAGAGCCTGGCTAAACTGAGTGATGACCGAACTGGACTCCTGAGCATTCGCGCCAGAAAGTTTTAAACCAGTAGAAATAGCCTCAGTAATATCCAGCACCTGGCTGGAGCTGTAACCATATTCCCGCATTGAGGCTGCTGAACGGGAAAATAAATTAGCGTTGTCAGAAAAAGATGTGCCCGTTTTCTGGCTGATATCCATCAGCTGTTTTTGAGAGCTGGTAAAATCATCAGTTGATTGAGATGCCTGTTTTAGCCGGGCGTTTACTGAATTCCATTCATCAGCCAGGGATATTAAATGTCCCGTAGCAAAAGCACCAGCAAATGCCCCGGTTAATCCCAGTGCGGTAGCCTTTGCTGACTCCATCTGGTCAGTAAGCTCAGCAACAGAACGGCGAGTTTCCCGAACTGAAGCCGCAGCCTGCCTGCCGCCATTCCGCATTGTTTTATAATAATCAGCCCCCATACGTGACGCGCGGGCTAACTCGGTCTGAAATGACTGAGAGTTAGCAGAAACTTTAATGATAAGTTCACGCAGGGTTGCCATTTCATTTCCTCAGAAACAAAAAACCCCACATTGTGGGGCTTTTTTATGATTTCAATATTATTAAATTAAACCAGCTTTTTTCCTTGCTTCTTCCAGATAATCTTTTTCTGGTTCCTCTTTTTTATGAGCAAGTGCAATCAGAAGATCAATTTGAGCACTTTGCTTTTCAGAGATTTCTTTAAGCATAGCGATCTGATCATTAGCTCTTACGCTTCCTCTGTTCAGGAAATACCAGATAACAAGATCAATAAGGCGAGCAAAAACAAATAATAATATCCAGCCAGTAGTAGTCATTTAAAGCACTCCGTGTGTCAAAAAAACAACATAACACCTGTTATGAGTGGCATCCACACGAATTATTACTGGCTATGCTGACGCAGCCAGCAGAGCCGCTTCCAGCCCTGCAAAGGGATCGCCGCCGTCGTTTACCTCAACCTCTTCTGCGCTCCACTGAAGCTGAGCCTCTTCAATGGTGACTTTACCGCCCTGCGCCCCGTAAACCGCTGATACCAGCTGAGCATTGAGAATATCGCCACGGATATCACCGATCGGGCTGATACGATCGTATTCAGCCCACATCCTGAATTCGCCGACCGTCATGGTTTGTCGCAGTTCGCCCAGCGTGCGGCCCATCCGGAGCGCCAGCGCCATCAGGAACTGCATGCCAGGCATTTTTACTTTGCTTTAGCATCATCCGCGTCACGAATGAGATCGAGTGCCTGCTTCAACAGCCGCGAATGCACAGGGCCATAGATCGCTTCAACCTGTTCGGTGTCATCGACAGTAAAAACGGACTGCAGGTCGGTATCCAGCAAAATATCGATGAAAAGCGTGACATCAGCCCGCATCGTGCGGAAGGCTCGTTCTGAAGGGGTCAGTTCCGGTGCCTCCTGGGGATCCTGCCCTTCCAGTGATTTGGGTGGTTCAGGGCTGGCAATGCCCTGCCAGCGAATCCAGGCTTCTGCTGATGGCTCACGAATGATTACTTTGGCGTTATCCCACTCCGGAACGGTGACTTCTTTTTTACGAAAGCCCGCCATCGGGGCCAGTGCCAGTGCTTTAAGACTCAGTTTTGACATTAAGTTTATCGCCGGTTTCCCGGCGCTCCATTAACTGATGGTGACGGTGAGATCAGCAGAGGTGATAACGGTGCCATCGGCATCGGTAACCACGCAGGAATAAACCCCGGCATCACCGGATACAGCGCTGGCTTTCGTAAACGTTGCGCTGGTCTGGCCGCTGACCGTCGAGGCACCCTTTTTCCAGACGTAGGTATAAGGTGCCGTACCACCCTGGACGACCACGCCCATAGTCAGGGCGCTTCCTGCCGCGACCGTTTGGGACGCCGGAAGGTCAGTAGCAAAAGACAGGACTACTGGGGCATTAATATTGGTGGGTTTGCCTTTCAGACGTAGCGAGAACGTTGCAGCAACAACACCGTTGGTTTGAGAATCCCAGGTGTGCTGACGTACCTCAGCGCGCATCAGGAATCCATTACCAGACGGGAAAATAACCTTAAATCCATAAACCCCGTCGTTATCGTATGCTGCACGAAGTGCATCCTGCGCCGGATTGCGGTAGAAGTTACCGGAAAGTGACATTTCAGACGGAGCAGGAAGGCCGTTGATATTTTCCGTTTCATCCGAACACAGCACTGTCACGTCAATATCGTTTTTCTGACCAGCGGTAAAGCTGGCCTGTTTGATAGTGCAACTCAGGTTTAACCAGGTTGCCGTATCCAGCTCTGCCGCGGTGACCGGCACAGAGGTAATCATTACTACCGTTTTTTGGGCACGTTCAAATAGTGCTGACATCGCAGCCTCCATAAATGAAAAAACCGCCAGCGGCGGTCGGATTGGATTGGATTGGATTGGATTGGTTTTTGTCAGGCAATAACCGTTATTTCGAGGGTTGCCCGATGAAGATGGGTTGTCGTGTCGTAGCCAGGAATTTTTGTCACCTCGACAGGTGAAAGCACCTGCAGGCGAGCCAGGGCGTCCAGGCGTAACGCCCGGGCTTCGTCATTCGTTTCAGCCCATACATCAACCTGAATGCGCAGTGTCGACTCTGCCTGGCCGCAGAAAACATCCCCGGCAACATCAGTCGGTATCGAGAAAATGATGTAAGGCGCGGGAACATCTGGAAGTCCGTCGCTGCCCAGCGATACCACATACGGATAAACACGCCCTTCTGCCAGCGGCGACAGCAGGTCATAGAGATCATCTTCTGTCATTTAGCCAGCACCTCATCGATAGCCTGATTCATCCGCTGCATCGCCACCTGCGCAGCCTCTTCCATGCGGGTATCAAAGGCAGGACGAACAAACGGATGTGCTGGCGCCGTAGATGTTCCCAGCTCCACGAAGCGCCAGTAAAACGCATTCCGCTTGTTGCTGGCCTTCATGGTGTTGTCGCTGTTCCCCGTTCGCGGGTTAACGCCACGAATATGCACCCCCGATGAGATTTCACCACGACGGCGGCTTTTCTGGGTGACGACAACAACGTTTTTCTTCAGTTTTCCGGTTTTCTCAGGAGTACGATCAATAACCTCCTGGCGGAGTAATTCGGCGCCAGCACGGGTCGAATCCCGGAGAACTTTATTATTTTCGGCCTTGCTGAGCGTTTGCAGATCGCGGGCGATATCCTGCAGCCCGGAAAAATCCAGATTCACATCAATCATTTTTCGGTCCCCTGTTTGCAAAGAATTTCCAGCCGAGTACCTTTGCCATCTGGCACCGGAGGCCCGGTGACATTCAATGTCACTCCTTTGTAGGGGCCATTCAGGACAAGAAGCCGCGATGATGCCGAAATATCTTTGCGATATCGAACCCATACACGAATGGTAGCATCCGCCCTTTCTGCTCCTGCTGTCAGGCTCTCTCGCCCACTGATTCCCTTAACCTCTGCCCAGATAGTGGCGCCGTCAGACCACTCTTCTGTTGGCTGACCACTCGGTGTTCGTGTAGTAATAAAATTACGGATGGTGATCCGATGCCGCATTGGTCCAATTTTCATCATCCCCTCCGGCTAAACACCCATTTGAATTCGCCAGGGATTCAGCAACCAGCGTGCGGGTCCTGGAATATCAGGACTCAGATCATCCCCGCGGTTTTCATACAACCAGCCCACGATAAGAAGAACCGCGCTCTGAATGGAGGGCGTGATGATAAGAGGACGATCGCCAGCGCTTTCATTCTCAACAGCACTATCCAGAGCAGCCTGGTCAGCGAAAAAGCGTCGGTTGAGAAACTGCATTGCAGCATCCTCCGCAGCGGCAAGATACCCCTCCACCATCGTTTTATCGATTTCATCATCCAGCCTGAGATGTTCCATGGCTGTTTCAGTATTGATTACCGTCATAACCATTACCCTTTGGTTTCGGGGGCGCGGTTCATTTTGTTATCAGGGACTTTACCAACTATGGTCACCAGCCCGTTACCTTTGAGCTCGGCAGCACGTAAGCGAGAGACGTGAAACGGATCATCAGCTGGCGTCCTGAAAATGTCGCCATCCATAAAACGCCGGACAGGCTGAACCTGAATAGTCCCGGACTCTGTGGGTTCTGGCGCCGCATTTATGCCGTCGGATACAGACGGTTCAGCCACATTTTTTCTGGCCATCACTATCTCCTCAGAAAGAGAGGGCCGCTAAGCGGCCCTGAATTGTCAGCCGCCAGAAGCGGTTACAGTACCGGTGACAAATGCTTCCGGACGATAAACCGCTAACGCCAGGCGCTCTTCCGCACGAATGGTGACCATGTTTTTAATAAAGTCATCTTCGTTCTCAGTGGAGAGCAGCACTTCGATATCCATGCGGTCGAAGATTTGCGCAGCCATGTTGAAGGCACCAGTCAGGAAGTTGTTCTGCGCCATGGCCTGTGTTTCAACAACAGGGAGACCCCAGATACGAGGAACACCACCATTGACCGGCTGCGCGATGATATAGCGACCTTCGTTATCTTTGGTCAGCTCGATGCCTGCCCAGTCAATCGGGTTCAGGACAAAACCAGACGCCGGATATTCCGCAAGAACGGCCTGCAGAACAGCCAGGCGAAGACGGTCGATCGGCGTGGCATTGGACAGGGTTAGGGCTGGTGCAAATTCTGTTGCCTGCGGCAGAATACCGAGGATATTCGCGCCGGTGCCATCGCCGCTCAGCAGTTGCTGCTCTTCTTTGAAACGAAGACCATACTGAGCGCGGCCATTGATATAGCTGGCTAGACCGGGCGCATCGTCCAGGATCTGACGGGACGCTTTAAAGTAATGCGCAATAGTACGAACCGGCGCACTTTTCAGATCAAACCGAATGTCAGATTTTGGTTTCAGGGCACCTTCCGCCACAGCTGCTGCATTATTGGTAAACCCCGTTTCCTGAACGAATTCAATACCGTTAGATGCGGTAGTGCCGGGGATAAGCAGATTACGGATGGTCAGAGTACGTTCCGGCGGGGCGATAATGCCCTGAACACGATCGGAGACCACCAGGCTGTTGGTTGGGCTCGCGCCTGTGCCCGTAGTGGCCGGCACATTCATAATATCTTTCTGTTCCAGTTTGACGCGGATGCTCTTACGGGCCGAACTGTCCATACCTTTGAACTCTTCACTTTCGACCACCAGCTCACCGAGCGATTTTCGCTGTGCAGGTGCATCGTTCGGGCGGCGTGCACCTTTTTGCTCCAGCTCAGTGAGACGTTCTTTCAGCTCGTTCATCTGATTAAGGCTTTCGTCCGTTCGTTGTTTCAGTTCCAGCGAAACGGTTTCTCCTGCCTCCATTTTTTTCTTCACGTCTTCGCCAAAGTTTTTGACCTGATCAATCACCATGGTGAGCTGATTAGAGATTTCGCCAATACTTTGTGGCTGATAATCAGCCGATTTTTTCTGGTACATATAAATCCCTTAGAGAATTTTTGGGAGAGAAAACTGGCTCAGTTGCTGGCGCATCGCCGCAATAGCCGCTTTGGTATCGCCGTCTTCGCCCCCGGACTCACTCCGGTCAAGCAGATAGGACAGTCCGCGGGAGGCGACCGCAGCGGACTGACTTTTCGAGAAACCTGCCTCTCGCAGGAACTTCTCAAATTCGGGTAAGGAAGGAAGATCACCGTGTGATAATTTCGACTTAATGACGTCGATGCGGGCATCGTCGTTGGCCGGTACGGTAACGATGGAGATTTCAACCAGATCGAGCTTCGTTAATGTGCGGATCCGGGTTTTCTCATCATAATTCGACTCCCGTACGTAATAGCCAATGGAAAGGCCTGTAATGGCACGGGTTTTCATACCCCGCCAGGCAGTTTTAGCGTAGGCAGCGTCGTCAAGCCACAAAGCCCCTTCACCAAAAAGCCCATGTTTATCTTCTTTCAGGGTCGAGATATCCCAGTTCCCGATGGGTTCGCCGGTGCGATGCTGCCAGAGAACAGGGAACGTTCTCCCCTTCGCCCGTGTTTCCTCGATGCTTTCAAGGAATGCGCCCGGCGCCACGACTTCGTTGTAGCTATCCACCACATCGAAAACAGAACCGTATCCAGAAAAAAGGCCGTCATCGTTGACAGCCTTAATATCGAAGTCGAATGCCTTTACTTTCATGGCTGCGTTTTTCCGGTACATTCCGGCGTCTCCTCTGATTTAATGCCAAGCCATTCCCGCAGTGCGTTTTTGGCTGATTCACTGTCGCCGGACTTGCCAAGCTGATCTATCGGCAGCAGGTTGGATTGAACGGTTAGTTGGTCAGCACCAGGTTTTGGCTGAAGGTTTTCTTTTTGCCGTGCTTCATTGCGGGTCATCAGACCGTTCTGGGTCATCGTTGAGTAAAAAGCGGCACGGGCGGCGCTGTCGGCACGTAACAGACCTTCGATGGAAAACTCCGCGAAGTACTTATTTCTTTCTCCCGGAGCCAGGAGACTTTTACGAATCGCCTGCTCAATACGGGTCAGCCATGGACGAAGTGAAAAAGTTAAAAAGCCAATCAGCATCTGTTCGACGCCACTTCCCCACATCGTCTGCCCCTGGGCGGTATGTCCAATCAACCCCGGCCATACTCTGAACCACCGACAAATCTCTTCGATATTGAAGGCTCTGGACTGCAGCATCTGGGCGTCTTCCGGGTTGAGGTCAACAGGCTGAAACTTCATTCCCGCTTCAAGAACCATCATTTTCCCGGTATTCATGGATCCAGAAAATTGTTCAACCATGCTTTCACGTACTTCATTGCGCTGCTCTTTTTTCAGGATCTGATCCATTGAGAGAACGCCGCTGGGCCGCATACCGTTTTTAAAAACTTTGGCGCTGGCTTCATCTGTTGCCATTGCCAGACCAAGTGTCTGTCGGGCATAACTGACTGGTGACAGGCCCATGACACCATTGGTGCTGAACGCACGGATGTGCATGATGTCCCGTTCATCAATGTTTCGGGATGTACCTGAAGGCCAGTCACGGTAGGTATAAATTGGATCTCCGCTCTTGCTTAAATCAACCTTCATCCTTTCTGGCCTGAGAGGCACCAGCGAGGTAATGCGCTTTCCGGTTCGATCGATTTCTGCATAAGCATTCCCCCACAAAAGCAGGCTGGCCATGATCATTTCCCAGAACTCCACTGCAGTCATATCAGCATTGGGTTGATTATGGAGGAGCTCATAAAGCGGGTGATCATTTGCATTCTGGCGACCGTCAGCCGTTATTTCGTAAAAACCAACAGGCAACGTCGCGATGGTTTCGGATAACAGCCTTACACATGACCACACTGCCGATAACTGCAGGGCTTTATCAACCGTAACGGATTTCCCTGCTGCGGACTGCCCACCAGCATAAGCAGCCCAGAATTCACCGTCGGTAAGGGAGATGGGTACGCCGAGCCACCGGCGAACGGCGTTTTTTATCCGGCCTGGCTTCTTCTCTTTATTCATGGTGACTCACACAATGATGGGATTACTGAAAAAGTCGTCGATATCGCCAGAATCATCCTCATAGCCTTCGGAGGCACCGATTGCCATAGCGCCCGCTACAATGCCATCGATACGCCCGGTACTTTTTTTCTTGGCAAAAATTCGGTTTTCTTTCTGATCAGCCTCCGTCACTGCTGAAGCCGCATTCCAGCGAAGACAAGGGTTCGTCCTGATGATAATGACGCTGTCATCAAGCAACTCTTCAAACAATTCGATGGAGTGAGGCATCCACAGCCCGGAATCTTTCGCTTTGTAATACCCTTGCCCATGAGGGATTAAGGGAACAGAAACAGATGCTTCCTCAAGCTCCGGCTCAAGATATTTAATGCGATACTGGTCGAAGGCGATGGCCTTGATATCGAACTTCTCCGTCAGATCGGCAATACGCTGGGCAACAAAGCCGTATTTCACCGCTTTGCCTGGCGTAGTGTGGATGTGACCATCGCGCTCCCAGGCGTCATAAGGCACCCGGTCCGTTTTAGCCCGTTCGAGCAAGGTATCTTTGGGTGTCCAGAACTCCACCAGCAACTTGCGTTGTTTTGGAAAAAACAGCGCCAGGGCAGTCAAATCACGGGATCCGGACAAGTCCAGGCCACCGTAGCATTCCTCACCCTCCAGCTCATCTGGATCAAAGTTTTCCTCACATCCCATCCAGACATCACTGCTCATCCACGGGTTAGCCGCGTCAACCCACTGACAGAAGTTGAGACGCCTGACAATACTCTCTTTCGAAGGCATCCCCCGGGCCTGAGTCACCTGCTCACGAAGATAGCTTTCTTCAAACGTGTGACCCAACGAGGGGTTAGCCTTTTTCCAGCAGGACTCATCCTTGAAAGGATCGTCACCTTCATCCAGTGAACAAATAAAGGCGAAAAAACTGTCATCTTCTATCGAACCGGCAGATACCTTTCTACCGTATTCGTGATAGTCATAGCAGACGCTGGTTTTATCGTGTCCACTGTTGGTAATCATAAAAATGAGTGCCTGCCGGCGACCTTTAGTGCCGGCGCGCATCATTTCAACAACCTGATTGCTTTTATGCTCGTGAACTTCATCAATAAGAGCGCAATGTGGTCGTGGACCCGACTGTCCATCATCTGAACTAATTGGGCGAAAGAATGAACCAGCCTGAAGAAAAGCCAGGTTCCACTCTTTTCCGGCGCCGCCAGATTTCTGTATGCGTGCGGAAAGAGCCGGAGACTGATCGACCATCGCCACCGCATCACGAAAGAGGACCATTGCCTGGTCTTTTTTCGTTGCAGCAGCATAAACTTCAGCACGAGGTTCTTTATCTGCAGTAAGACAGTAAAGACCTATCCCGGCAGAAAGGGGGGATTTGCCAGATCCTTTTCCTGATTCCACGTAAACCATTCGGAACCGGCGAAAACCTCTGGCATTTTTCCAGCCAAAAATCGAACCGACGATGAAACACTGCCATGGAAGCAGAACAAAAGGCGCACCTTCAAAATCGCCCCCGTTAAGCTTGAGGACTTTCGCAAAATAATCAATGGAGCGCTGTGCTGCCTCAACATCCCAATGGAGCCCTCGTGCATGGCAAGATTCAAGATCCCTGAGGTGTCTCTGGCAGGCATTTCGAATGTCAGGACCGGCCAGTTCTTTTCCAGAGGTTACATCCTTTGCATACTGCGTTGCCGGATCAACCGAAGAACTTGTCGAGCGTGTCTTCTTCGGGGGTTTCGCCATTCACTTTCACCTTCGTCCTTGCCGCTGGTGTCAGACCGAATTCAACCAGGTAACTTTTAAAACGACGGTCAGCATCAGCCAGCATTGAAACTGCCGGGTTGGCCTTTATCAGAAAACCACCCTCGGTCTGGACGGTATAAGTTCTGCCCTCTACAGCGATGGTGTCGCGCAGTTGCAGGATATCGGCATAAATATCGCAAAGCCTTTCAAGAGCCAAAGTATCTGCAACGGTGAGAACACCCATACCATCGAGAAGCACAGTCAGCCGACCCCATGCCACCTTACCCCAGTCGGTAAGATGAGCTGGGGGGCCTGGAATTTCTTTAGCTGGCGTGGGTTCTTTATCGTTGAGTTTTCGTTTGCCCGGGTTGCCGGTAACCACTTTGAGGTGGGTCGGTTTCGGGCGTCGTCCTGCCATCGGAACCTCCCGGAAAAAAACTTTTCATTTCGCGGTTGTGCACAAAAAGGACTGGCGGCGGTCATTTGGGTTCGAGGTTCTGAACTTTTGACCCGCCCCTCCCCCCTCAGATGAGAATCGACATCATTTGAATGCTAATGATTTCAAATGACAATCACTTTTGAGGTATATTGATAATGGTTATCACTTAAACCAATGAGAAGCCGGGTCCAGTGGCATCCCGTTTTCATCGCATCCGATCACGGTGCCACGCTTCTCCATTCGCTGCTTCGTTGAGTCGTGGTGCTGCTTACACAGTCCTTGCCAGTTCTTCCGGCTCCAGAAAAGTTTTTGCGCCTTCGCGATTGCCTGGCTGTCACCAGAGCGCAAAGCCTCTTTCAGTTTGTGCGGGATGATGTGGTCAACCACCGTTGCCGCTGTCACCCTGCCTTGCTCCTGGCACATGACGCATAAGGGATGTGCACGAATGAAGATAAGACGCTCACGGTCCCATTTGCTGCCGTAGATGCGGGGCTCTTTGTTCATGCTCTGGTCCTATTGCTTGGATGGGCGTACGATCCTCACCTGACCGAACAGCGTCTGTCGCTTAACCTCGCCGAGCTCGACAGTGAAATGACCATGACTATCGCGCACTGCGGCAATCACCTCACCTCTTTCATCGTCAGCAGAAAAAACGTGCTTTACCTCAACACCATTGAGATAAACCGTGATACGTTCGCGACCCGGTTCGATGTACTCGCCAGGATCGTCATCAAGAACTGTGAGGTGCATATTGAATCCGTAAGTGATTAGTAATGCATTCGTGATACGCCGGTTGCGGCATGATCGGACAGGAACCGTTGCTGAAGCTCGCCCCAGTCCGCTTTTGCCATGGATTATTCCTATTTAACATGAGGGAGAAAAAGGAATTACTGATTCTCCATAAAATATTCACTTTTATGTTTTGGAATTAAGGCTCTTTAGTTCAGGAGTTATTATGAAAAGAATTATGCTTGCTGTTTTTGTGATCTGTGGTGCGCTGTCACTTTCAGGATGTATCCTTCCCCCTGGTCCCCATGGAGGCGGACATGGTGGAGATCACTTCCATGGTCCAGAGCATCGTTAACCGCCTGAGGGCTTTCATTTTACAAAATGAAAAAGGCCGCAAAAATATGCGGCCTTTAGTTACTACCAGCTAGCGTACAAAGAATCTCTCAGGAGCCACCCGGGAGAGGTTCATCTATACGACTAACTGACCTCTGCCGTTCTGGTGTTGGCAGGCAGAGACGTTATGAGAGTAGTGAGTATTTCAAAATTCACCGGGATAAACAGACAATAATGTCAGTTACCCCGTGTAACTGGTAATTGGTGATTGATTGAACTGTCAGCTCAGACGATTTGTCTGATGGGCATTATCGCAGGCACTCTATGAATGCCTGCTGTAATGCCTTAGCTGACCTGCTCAGCGGCAGTATCAAACAGCGCCAGCGCTTCGGTCGCTTCCTGGATTGCCTTACGGGTCTTCGAGACAATCTCACTTTCCGTGAAAACACGATCGAAAGAGTCAGCGAATAGCTCAGACTTCAGATAGCTGTCGCCTACCCAGTCAATGGCTAACTTCGCCGCTGCAGTGTCGTAATTCACTTTCTTGATAATATCCAGGCGGATTTGCTCAGATGCGGTGATCTCTGACATGTCTTACCTCTTTGATAAATAATACATACAGAAAGGCCCTGTATTAACAGGGCCTTTTATCGTCAAACTTTAGGGAACCAACGCTACAAGCCAGGTAAAGTAATGACACCCTGACTTTATACTAAAAAGTGACTCATATTAGAGCTAATGGTGATCATCCATAAAACCAGCCTGCGACACCAAGGAACATAGCTGACAGAAAACAACAAATTGCAGTTTTATGCATCAATACACCGTAAAAGGCGCAAGATATCACGACAAGAAGTACAATAAGGACAGGCCACATACTAAACAAAAGAATAGCATATGACTCTGAATTATTATAAATATTATTTTGCACTAGCATCATAATCCTTCTACGGTGTTTGAAAGCATTGCAATGATGCTAATTTTAAATTCCAACAGCGAATTTATAATAAATAGAAACCACCAAACCAACGAAAAATCACTCTTACCAAACAAAAATCATTACCAAGAAGATTCAACTACAACCCAAATATTCAACCCGTGTATATAACGCTGCACCGGAACACAAACAAATACACCTTCATTTAAACTTACTGACTTTATTATACTACCCGCAGGAGGAAAAACATCTCCACTCCCAGGCAACTTGTTAATTTGTTCAGTACCATATCGATAATACTCTGGAAGTTGTGGAAGTTTGCACTCAGTCATAATTAGCAGCTCATTTTATAAGAACTCAATGTAGCATATATGATGAACTAAAAAACCCACATTGCAAACAATATATTTCGTTAAAGTGAAAAACATTGCTTCGCGAGGAGATTTTTTTGTTCACAGCTTCTCTTACCCTCTAAATTCCCTAAGGTTTTACCTAATATCTTAATTTTGAAATGGTAGAAATATTATGAAAGTTACAGACGTACAATCCATGAAGCATACACTCGCTAAGCTTGTTAAATCAGTAACACACTCTACACTTATTTATGACTTTGCTCTGCCATGACAAAGTCTACTGTTCTACCCGTGAGCTCAGGGATGAGGCCATTTATTTAACTCAATGAGCAGGGGTAATGCTACGGCAGTTGGCTTGCACTGCTTTGTTGTGCGCCAGAATGTCGCGCTTGGTCTGCATATCCAGCACGTCGATATCGTGGTCGGTCAAGTAGATGACCCTCACCCAGTTGCACGCCGTATCAACGACTACCGGGGCGGGTGAAGTGCTCGCGCAGCTCCCGATCAACATTGTCATCAGGCATATGGCTAACAGTCTGCTGTACATCAATGGCCCCTTTCACAACTTCCGCCTTACGTTCTGCCGCGGCGACGGTGGCGGCGGCATTCTCTTCGGTACGCTGCAGATCGGCTTTGGCTTCTGCCTTACTGGTACCGCGAGCATGACCAATACCGAACGCGCCAGCTATAGCGCCCAGGATGACGACCACCAGCCCAGCAATAATTTCGAAGCTCACTGCTGCGGCTCCTTCAGTTCTTCGGCCTTAGCTTTCAATGCTGGCTGGCGTACGTATTGCGAAAGCACCGCCAGCACCACCAGCGCAGGGCTAATCAACGCAACAATGTTTGGAGGCAGAATGTTTTTGATATCCGGCGGCAGCATCGCCCAGGCGTGCAGCGCAGCATCTGGGAACGACTGCACCCACATGCCAACCAGCGCACCGATAGCCCCCAGCTTTACAGACCACGTTTTCAGCAGCAGGCTGGCATGGGCAACGAACTCCAGCCGTGTATATTTGCGCAGCAGTAACAGAACGAGCACAGCCACCAGCACGAGCAAAGCGAAAATGATCATCTTCACAGGACACGCTCCTTAACCCAGCCGTAGAGAAAATCCTCGTTGGCTTCGCGGCCCTCCGCCAGTTCGAGGTATCTGGCACCCTGGCTGCAGTTCAGCGCACGCAACAGAACCTGTTCACCCTCTTTCCCGCGGGCGGAAAGGTATCCCTTAAGCGCGGTGATGGTTCGGGGACCAATGGCGCCATCTGGAATCAGATCGGGATACAGCTTTCCGCGCATATTCAGGGCAGTGAGCCAGCGCTGAAAGAACTTACTGGCGACGCTGGGCCCCATGTTCACGCCAGTGTCGCAAAGCTCATCCGCCAGTAACGTAGATAGAGCTGCCACCTGGTCAAACCGGGGTCCGGTCCAGTAATCGCTCAGCAGGATTTGCTTTGCTGTTTCCCTGGGCAGGTTTCGCATATCACCGGTGTAGCCATGTGCACGGGCGGTGGTTTGCGTGATGCCCCAGCGGGTCGGCCCGCCTTTATCCGACGGATGATCGACATAACCACCCTCTTTGCCGAGGATCCCCTCGATAGTCTTGTCTGCTGTCATTGTGCTTTCACTCCGGTGATTCGTTCCCAGAAATACGTGAGCGCTACGGAACCCATAGCACCACTGATACCGGCAGTGGCCAATATCATGTAAATACTCAGGCCACCTTCAATGCTGATGAGCCCACCAATAACCCCGGTAAAAGCCGAAACCACAATCTGCGCAAAAGCATTTATCCAGCTCCATTTTGCTTTGCCCTGCTTTACATCCATCAGGAATCGGACAAGGCCGCCCCAACCAGCAATGATCAGCAGAGCCAGCCAGGTGATTCCGGCCATGCTTTCTTTGTCTTGCATATGCTTTGCCATAGGTTCACCTCCGGGTTAACGGGGTGCTGTGTGTTTGAAAGGGTCAGGCCCATCGGGCTGATTTAACAACGAGCTTTATCGATGATGATTCCCGTGAGCCTGAAATGAAAAAGGCCGCGCATAAGCGCAGCCTCAAATGATTTGTTCCTCAGCTTGCCGGGGAGACTTATTCATGGCGAAAAAAAGCCCGCTCAGAGGGGCGGGCAGAAGGTAGGTAATACTGATTCTTCAACGGAACGAAGCGCACCTAATAGTCCGAGCTACCGATTTACCAGGAGAGCGCTCGTTTTCCGTTACTACCTTTTAAACATAGCTGGAGAAGCCGAAACGGCAACTCCGCTACCAAATAGCTTAGTAGCATTGCATGGTGCCGGGTGCCTCCCGGTGAGCATGCCCCAGTCGGCATGGCCCGCGCTGCATTTACAGGTTTCTGTAACTAACTGGTCGCCCCTCCGCACAGGGGGATTCACCATATCGATAATCTAATTTGTAAACATTGTGTTAGTCAATATGTAACACTCTGTCAAAGGCACCCGAAAATGCCTTTTGCACAGTGTCAATTGCTGGATTTGATAAGCGGCCAGACTAACGCAACAACCCCAGCCACAAGTACGCCATCTGCCAGGATTGACAACATTTTACTGGTGAAGTCGATAGCAACCACCAGAAACAACAAAACCCCGGCGGCGGCCCAGCGCAGTTTGCCGATCACAGATACTGGTCCAGAGGAAGCTGAAGCGCTTGGGCGATTTTTTTCAGTGCTGCTTCTTCATCTTCGCCGATACCATCCTGATCAGCGACATCCAGACAGAGGCAGAGCACATCTACCGCGTCAGAGGTGCCGGCTACGTCAGCAAGCTCACGGAGAGCCTGGGCATTAGCAGAACGGGGAGATGCTTCATAACGAGCGCGAATGTTCGAACTCATCTGGGCAATTTCACCCGCAAATGGCGCGAACGCCGGGAGGGCCGAAATGGTCTTCTCCAGCACAGCAATTTCTTTTGCGTCGCACGTACCATCGGAGTAAGCAATTGAGTATGCCCCCCAGACCGTGGCTTCTACGGCGTCACGGTTTTCCATCTTTTTCACTTCTACAACGGCTTTACGGGCTTTCTTTTTAAACATACCGAACATAGTGACTGTCCTTTTAGCGGGTGAGCCAGCGCTCAGGAATGATCAGCCCACAGAGACAGTCACACTGACTATTCCCTATGGCTCACCCCTGAAAGGCTCTGTGGTTAAGTAGCGCCGAGCGTGGCGCAGATATAAAAAAGGCCCGCAAATGCGAGCCTATGGTTGTGTGGTGGTGAGCGCCCAACTCTCACTTAAAGCCAATCGACAAATTTTTATCGCTACTTTATGGGCCGGGGTTAACCGATATGTTCTTTCACCACAATCGTGCTTTGTTCCGCTTACTGGTACGGAGCGCTCAACATTAGTTTGCGCAGATCCAAATTGTGGCCCTGCTTTAAATTCACTTTGCGCGCAGCTGGGACATGTAAGTTACGCATTGTGATCGGGATTCGCTTCAGACGCTGGCCCCGCTGCCGTTCTGGTGCTGGTTGACGGAATCGAACCGCCGACATCCTGCTTACAAGGCAGGCGCTCTACCTGCTGAGCTAAACCAGCAAATTACGCATTTCCATGACCGTCTGATCAAATCGCTCCTTCTCAAGCTCAACACCGATACCATTCCGACCAAGCAAAGCGGCCTGCTTAAGCGTTGAGCCAGATCCAAAGAAGAAATCCGCGACTACCTCACCAGGTCTGCTGCTTGCTTTGATGATCTGCTGCAGCATATCGGCAGGCTTTTCACATGGGTGCTTCCCCGGGTAGAACTGAACCGGCTTATGGGTCCAGACATCGGTATATGGCACCGTGACAGAAACGCTGAAAGGTCTACGTAGACGCTGATACTCCTGCTGGAGTTCTGCGTATTTCCGGTTAAGTGATTGCCATGTTGCCACCAGCTGGTGGTGAGGCCTCTCCAGCTCATTGCGAGCATGCTTGTCACCGGCAATTTGCTGGAACAATGTCTGGAGCTTCAAATAGTCGGTTTCGCTAGGCAACTGCCACTGGCTAAGACCAAACCAGTGGGAAACCATATTTTTCTTTCCCGTTGCAGCAGCAATCTGAGCAGAGGTTACCCCCAGAGACTCTCTCGCATCACGGAAATATGAAATTAATGGAGTCATGACATGCTGTTTAAGCTCGCTGCATTTGACAGCGAAACCATCATTTTTCGGCCTGTATGGGCCCTGATAATGATCAGCAAAAATGATCCGCTCAGTAGCCGGGAAATATGAACGCAGACTTTCTTTATTACATCCATTCCAGCGGCCTGATGGTTTGGCCCAGATGATATGGTTGAGCAGGTTAAAACGCTCTCTAACCAGTATTTCAATATCGGAGGCTAAACGGTGCCCACAGAACAGGTACATACTGCCGGAGGGTTTTAATAACCGCCAGAACTCGGACAAACATCTATCCAGCCAACGTAAGTAATCCTCGTCCCCTTTCCACTGATTATCCCAGCCGTTCGGCTTTACCTTAAAGTAAGGCGGGTCCGTAACGATTAGGTCGATAGAGTTATCAGGTAGCGATGGAAGATATTGCAGGCAGTCAGCATTCACCAACTCAATACTGGATATTTTTACAGTGTTTTTCATAGATCAGTAAGCGTAACTCTGGTAGGCTCACTATGCTTTTGCGCTAAAGCAGTGGGCCATGGTTCGCTTGTGACCTTCTACATGAGCGAATGGCTGGCTGGGTGCTACAACACCCACCAGCCGCCCATTTTCACAGCAGGAAACCTCCATTACTGGAGGCGCTTGTAACACCCAAACTGGTAATCAGATAACCCCGCCATCACAAGCTGCGTCAGTATTAACTGGCAACGTTCGCGCGTCAGGTGCGTATTCTGTGCAATCTCTCCAGCCGATGCAGGCTTGTCGCTTAAAGCGCTCAAAACCGCTTTGGCTGTTTCTGTCATATCTTGCTGATTTAGCATGTCTTTTACCCTTTCATTTGGCGTGACACACAGATAACTCTGGTCGAATAATTCAGCAAGCTACAAATAACCACCACTGCGAGAAATGTGATTCGCAGCCATAAAAAAACCCGCTCGGAGGCGGGTTTGATAACGTTGAACGTACAATGCCCATCGTTAAGATTAAATTTACACAAAAACGGCAACTTTGCAAGTATCGTGTCGCTATTTCATGCGAAATTTATCAAATTAGTTGTTTTTGTAACTCTCCGGAGTTGAGCATCAGTAAAACTCTCCTCCACAAAACATTTGGTCACCAGGCTTTCATAAAAAGGTTTCCAGCTATAACGCCAGGTACGCTCCGGCAAGCCAGGTAGCTCTGAAAGGATGCCGCGGTATGCGTTGGAGGATTTTGGCCTGCTAAACCCGCGGCCTTCACAACGCTTACATGTCTTGTAGACAGGCACTCCCTGAAGTTCTGATTCTTTGCGGTCAAGTGTCTTCCCCGTCCCGCTGCACTGGCAGCGCTTACTGATTTTCCCGGTGCCATGGCATTTCACACAAAGCACATGATCGACATCCTGCACCTGCCGCTTAACCTCAAAATCCGAAGGTGACTGCCTGAGGTCTTTTGCCCATTGCGGTAATCTCATTGTGTAGTGGCTTTTCTCAACCATTTTAACTTTCTTCACGAACCCCTTACCTGCGCATTTCGTACAGTCCGAAGTATCAGCAGCTGATGAGGCGTAGTCGTGATATGCGAACCTGGCGATGATCAGCATGCAAAGAGGAAATTTCTTGCCGGCGGCTTTCCTGACTGAGCGGGGAGCATTCTTCTTTGCATATTCGGCCAACCAGTGAATTGAGGCCATGCAGTCATTCTCGCTGATGCCAGCCTTACCCAGGAACATGGATAATCCGATCCCCGCTTCAGCCTGCGTCATCCCCAGCGCAGCCATAACGTCAGTTACGGTGAGTTGTTCGCTGGCAGTTGCTCTCCCGCTATCTGAAATATGCATTCCTTTCGGGGCAAAGAATTTTGGAATTGATTCGATATTCATGCTCAGCACTCCATACACTTATTCTTTAAAAATGACGCCAATGCCAAGCGCACGATCAAGAAAACGGATTAGCAGCTCCAGCTGCGAACCATACTTCTCTTCAAATGCGATGAGGTTGGCATGTAGTTCATCGTGATGCGCTCTGCACAGCGGTATCACGAACAGGTCATGGGCTTTGGTTGCTGTTCCTCCCATACCATGCCCTATTATATGGTGTGGATCGTCAGCTGGTTGCCTACAGCAGGCACATTCCTGTGTTTTTACCCACTGGGTGTATTGAGGGCAAATCCAGCGCCGGCGCTTCGGTCGCAACATAAATGCTTCAGGGCAGTCCGGATCCACGCCCAACCGGAGAATAGGTCTCCCTGCATCCTGATCACCCGTCTCCAGATCCCCTGTTATGGAATGGCTTTCCCTCTTATCCAGACGTCTTTTAAGTATGTCGGCCGCGGGTATTGCTGGGATGATGTCGCTGTCCCTGTATACCGAACGGTGCGGCTCTGGAGCTATCCGCAAGGCCTTTTCAGCCATAGCCTCCGTTATCGCATCAGAAATCCCAGACTGAACAGCCCACCAGCATAACTCTGCTAGGGATAATGTCCTTTCCCGGGTGCATCCAAGCGAAAGCAGGACCATATCGATGACCCAGTCGATAACATTACGGCTTGCTATTTCCTTGATCGCCGGATCCGGCTCATCTCGAAGCTTATTGTCGCAATGCCAGCATAATAAAACGGAGCCTGGATCTTGCCTTAAGATGACTGTTTCGATGTGGTGATATCCCTCATCATGATTCTGGCATTGTCTGACAGCCAGGCTAAGCCATCGCTCCAGCCCCTCAATACCTCCCGCAGCTGTGATGACACGTGGATCGGTAAAGAAAGGAACCAGGCTGCGATCTACGGATAACGGCTGGCGAGCGTCTGGCACTTTCCCCGTCGGAAAACCGGCCATGTACTCGGGCTGTGGAGTTATTAGAACGCGCCCCTGAGCAAAGAGGCTCATCAGATCCTTTCCCGGTTTAAAGAGTACTACGCCGAGGCGGGGCACAATCTCTGGTGTTAGTAATCCGCGCAAGATCATCCCCTACTACGTGACAATGCCGAGCAGTCTCAGAAGCTCGGGAAATTTTGATTCAAAAAAATGTGGCTGAGTCTCCCGGGGATTCGCAGGGCTGGTGATATTTTTCCCGTAAAGGCAGCCTTTGGCTGTTATAGACCAGAATTTTTTTACTCCGCTTAATCCGCTCCGGCTTTGCCGTTCCTTCTGATCCACGATCCCGGCACGCGCCATTAAGTGATATGCCTGGTTTGCAGTTAGCCGTATCCCATGGGTTTTAAGCAGAGCACTAAGCGAGAGTGTTGGCCGACTGGATCCATCCATGGCGCCGGCTGGAGCATCAATCGCATAAGCAGGCATTAAATCTGGAAGCCCGGCCGCCTGTTGCAATTTCTGGTAAGCACCAAGTTTGGAAGAATTGGAGAGGTTTAATGTTCGGGATGCTGACTCCAGCAAAATGACACCAGCCTGAATACGATCGGAGGTCAACGTTGTCATAGCATTTTGCACCGCATCAAACGTTCTGATGACTTTCAGATTGAAGGCGGCGCTAATCCACATAGCATAGGCATACACCAATTCCTTGCAGGCGTATGTCCCAGGGTTGATCCCTCCTCTCACAACATCGACAGGAGCAAACGCCATATCTGGCGTTAGCTCAGCAATCAACTGAGCTGCCATCTCGGACCGAAGCCAGCGGTTAGGATTATGACGTTCTTCTCCACCAGCTGCGCGCTGAAAGTCATTTAAACAAAATCGACCTGCTGAATCCCGGCGAACGAAAATACCTTCTATCGCCAAATGAGAGTGGTTTTTGGGCGCACCATAGCCCATAACGTGGTTAGCCATACTTATCTCCATACACTTTAACGTGACGATCGGGCCTGCACGCCCGGTTCGTTTACACACCTTGAGATTAATGCCTGATTGCATAGTCTTCAACCTACCACTGAACAAACATCCAGCACTTTATTGAATGCCGTTATGGTGATCTCAACTCTCCCTCCCTTTGCATTCTCACCCCACTCGATCGTCATTCTCTTAACCTGGCTGTCATCCTCCCAGATACCGGCGTATGTAAGTGCGTCGAAAAGCGCCTTGTTGTAGTTGTCCAGATCGCGGCGGCGGTAATCAGGCGGATACAGGACAATGACTACCTCCACTGGCGAAGCGGAGGGTTTTGGGACTGCTTTCAGCTGTTCGATAATCGCTGCTCTTACAGCATGTTTGAATTTGCGGCCAGCTTCGCTGACCAGCAATTTACCTTTTGCAGTCCCCTTATTTGGGGACCGCCAGTAGGAATTCACGCTGGGCGGGAAAGGAAGAATAAATTTCATTCATCCTCCAAGGGAATTTTAAGTTCGAAAGGAACTTCCCCACCGCAATAACATACCTTCCCCAGTTCGGACATGAGGCCCCATAGCGTCATTTTCGTAAACCCATTTTCATCCTTTGATGGTGGTTCAAACTCACCAAAAATAGAGGGGTGGCGAATACGGTTTTCTTCATGCTGACGCTCCAAAAACACAAGGGCGACATCACTAAGTTTGACTTTAACGAGAGTATTAAGATTTATGACAAGTTCTCTCTGAGGGGGAAAATTAACGATGCTTATACCGCGGGAAACCCCGCGGGTAATTTTAATCGCGCCCTTCTTCTCCAGCGCTTTGAGATGACTTGCCGCAGCATTGGGGGACCGACAACCCAACATGCCGGTCAGTTCATAGGTGGTTGGCGGGAATCCATGGACACGCTGGTACTCAATGAGCAGGTTAAGAACTTCCTGCTGCCTGATAGTTAACTTCATCATGCCGCAAACTCCTCTCTGTTTACGGACAATTCCAGAAGGTTTGCCCTCACCAGTGCCTCAGCAAAAGGCGGAGGCACCGCATTACCACAACGCGCAACCTGCTTATCCTTCGCATACTTCACACCGCGGTAATCCTGGTCGATGATGTACCACTCCGGGAATCCCTGCGCTCTGTAGAGCTCATGCGGCTGCAGCATGCGCATGCCGATGTCGACAATGCGGTAAGTCACTCCGCCGATATCCACCAGCCCGGTACTATCCTCTCCGCAGTATTGCTGCAGGAACGCCAGCACCTGCTGCGCGCGCTCTTCGTCATAGTCCGCGACCGCCAGAGTCGTTTTAACCTCCCCTACGTGCTGCCCGCCGGCAGTGATAGTCGGCATCGGCTCGTCAGTAGACTGGCCGTCACGGCAAGTACCGCGCAGTTTAACCAGATGAGAAGCGACTAAGGCGTGGTGATCGACAGCCGTTACTGAATGCGCAGGCTCATCCAGCACCACGCCGGGCCCGGTGTAGTTGCCGCCGTAGTGTTTTGCTAGGAATGCACCAACCACAGCATGTTTCCCGCCACCAGCAACAACGGTTCCCAGCGGCTTATCCAGTCCCGGGACGCGAGGCGCCTGACCGGGCCGCTCTCCGTATCCCATTTGAATGAGCGTCGGCACAACCAGTTGCGATTTACCGCCGCCGCCAGCTGTGATCGTCGCACTTGGCTCATCAGCCCTATGCCCAACACTGGCGCCGAACTGCCTGGCGATAACTGGAGCGACGACACAGGCGCGCGACTCTTTCAGAATGGTGTGAGCAGGTTTATCAAGCGGGCGCGGTTTAGCCTGGTATTCGCTGCCACCGTTGCCAGCGAGGAACGGGACAAGTCCCGCCTCAACAATCCCCAGCGCATGACCATTCCCGCCCGGGCGCCTGGACGTGCCGGCGGTCACTGTCGGTACCGGTTCGGTAACTGGCTGCCCGGTAGCCCCTGTTCGGAATTTTGTCAGATGAGGTACCGCAATCGCGTAGCCGTGGGTTTTCGTAATCGTCTGCAACGGTTCAGTGAGAGCCTGCCCCCGGAAGCAATCGTATTTGCCTTTAGTGGTAGTGTGATTGCACTTCACGATAAACGGCGACGCGCTGTCGATAACAAAACGCTGGATGCCGCGGGCGATACGTTTTAACGTATTCTCCGCCAGCGGCTTTTTCCGATCAAAGATGCTCGGCGCCGGAATGGACCAGTCGATGCATTCTGCAGCTGTTCGCCATGGCGCCAGTTTTCCGGCCAGCACCGCCGGTGATTTCGGATCCCCGTGGGTTGCTCCCGGCCAGACTATTGGTTGCCCGTCCCGGCGCATCACCATGAAGAACCGCTTACGGATGGTCGGCGCGCCATAGTCGCAGGCGCGCAGCTCACGGAAATCGACAACATAGCCCAACCCGGCGACTAAGCGTTTCGCCTGTTCACTATCCGGCGACAACTCCAGAAACTCGCAGCATTCCAGCAACGCAGGGTGATCTGCAGGAACTCCAGATGTCAGCATACCTACGAACGCCTGGAACGTTTCTCCAACGCGGTCCGGATCCGGACGCATTTCCGCCGCCAGTAGTGGACCCCACGTTTTAAACTCTTCGACGTTCTCGAGCATCATTACCCGCGGGCCAACATCCAGCGCCCAGCGGAGAACGATCCACGCCAGCCCACGAATCGCTTTTTCAACTGGTTTAGCCCCTTTCGCTTTGGAAAAGTGGCGACAGTCTGGAGAGAACCAGGTCAGGCCAACAGGTTTGCCGCTGGTTGCTGCGCCAGGAGAAACATCGAACACGCTTTCGCAGTAGTGCAAGGTATCCGGATGATTGGTACGGTGCATGGCCACAGCATTTTCGTCATGGTTAATGGCAATATCGACACTACGCCCAATAGCCATCTCAATCCCGGTAGAAGCGCCGCCGCCTCCGGCAAAGTTATCTACGATAATTTCACGCATGGCTAACCCCCTGCATGCTTCTGGCCAGCCCGCTGGCAATAGTTATGATTTCGGAACTGGGCATACGCTCAAGCCACAGCTGATTGATGTGTGCCTTCAGCTTATTTTGCTGAGACTCGTTTAGATCGTTCACCCCTTCGACTCGCTCAAATACCAGGCCTACTTCCAGTGGCCATATCCGGCTTTCGTGTAAGGCCTGTTTGGCAACTGAGAGAGCTTCCCGAACATGAGTGCGGATCAGTCTGCTGTTGAACCAGCTCGCTTTATCCAGGCTGCCGACAATATCGATGAACTCAGTTACCGGGCATGTGTCGACAAACTCTGCATACACCGAGTTCATACGTTCTATGGTTTCTTCACGTGCAATTGTGGATCCGAGATCAATATCGTTTAGCCAGCCCACCAGCGCTTGTTTCGCAGTTTGTTTGATGATCAGGGATTGAGCTGTGGCGATCACTTCTGAGTTAACTGGCGTAAACTCCGGTTTATCCACTGAATCAGCCGCCCAGGTATGACCAAATTTCGACTCGGCAAAGGTGTACTCGGCTTTATCTCCAAAAGCCGCAACCACGCAAGCCCAGGATCGTATGCCGCTTTTCGCGAGGATTTCGTCCTGAAGAAGTGGGATTTCAGTTTCAGCTTGCTCTGTCTGAGGCTGATCCATTACTGGAGCTGTTGCCTGTTTACCCACGGCGTACTGGGCCAGGGTCATACTCGCGCGCCCCTTGGCTTCAAGAGCCACACGATCGATATAGCTAAAGCGCTCCCCTCGCCATGACTTATCAAATACAACAATCGCCCCGGCAAAGAAGGCACTGGTCGGCTTCTGCTTATCGTCCGCCGGCTTAAACCAGGTAGGAAGATCGAAACCGATGCGACCGCGGATAAAACAGACATGATCCGCATCTTCTGGCCACCACGTCTCACTCGTCGCTGACTTCACCAGAAAGACATAACGACCGCCATTTTCGCGCTGAGCGGATGCATAACTCATGATGTGGGTCATGCCTGTGATCGCCTGCTTTTCGTGATACTGAGAACGGCTATACGGCGGATTTCCAAATGCCGCGCCGCCGAGCTCTATCAGTCGCCCCGCCCAGTCCTGCGTCAGGGCATTGTCTTCTGCTGAGTACCACGCAGGGCATTTTGCGTTGGTTTCGTCTGCAAAGAGGTCCAGCACCAGCGGGCCATACATAGCGTTAACCCCCCAGAACAACAGATCGGGCGTTCTCCACTGGTCGCCCACCTCCTTGAGATAATGGGCAGGGGCAGCACGTAATGCATCCAGAGCATCACAGTATTGGCTTCTGGTGATTGGGAGTTCGGCCTCATCCACCAGCATTTCCCCTTCGCTGGTCGTGTTCAGTCGATGCACAGATCACCTCCGCAGTAATTCCCGGCTAACAGACACTCAGTGTGTGATTTCCCCATGCGTGCTTTCCGGAGGCAGGCATTTTTCTGACGAATGTAATACTCAAGAGTTTTCTGGCTGCAGCTTGAGGTACTGAGCTGGTGCCACACAGTAGCGGCCCGGCGATACAGGCTGCGCTCTTCGAGTTTTTTAGCGGCTTTTTCCTGTTCCAGGTTTCCTCTGGACTTAAAGTCGTCCTGTAGATCATCGCAGCAGGATGCATCATCGATGACTCGATAAATAAAGCCGCACGAGGTTGCTTTGGTTTCCAGGCGCCCTTCTGTGTACAGGCGATATACGGCACTTTTCACAGAAACAGGTTTGCAGTCAGGAAAGGCGGCAATGATATCGCGCATTTTCTGATCTGGGTTTTTAGCAATGAATTCAAAGGCCATTTGAGTAATGTTCATCCACGAAACCCCTTCGGTATGGTCGTTTGCACTGCACCAATTTGGTTGATATCCCGCGGCTTACTTCTGTCCCAGCATTCCCGTGGTGGTCGCCCTTTGGCATCCCAGCGGATAGCGCTCTGCAGATAGCCTTCGAATTTTTTAGGACCAAAAAGCGTCTCGGGGCGCATGTACTGGTATTGCTCGTCGTTGCCATGCCAGTGCTCATGCTTAACGTCGATAACGAGTTTCAGATCTGGAACCGTATGCCCCTCACGTAGTCGTGCCCGAATGTTTTCGAGGGAAGTTTTTGACTTCTGAAACCGGGAGCCACTGACCTGATTCAGATGCGTCAGAACTTCGATCGCATGGTCAGTGATTACCACTTCAGGATCCGGCTTATCGTCGGGTTCCGCAGGAGCCCGACAAGAAGGTTTTTTAGATGACGGATCTAATGACGGATCTAATGACGGATCGCCTTCAACCATTGAGGGGGCCCCCTGCAATATTTGAGGGGATGCAGACCCATTATTTGAGGTATCAGAATTTGACCCCTCAAATTTTGAGCCCTCAATTTCTGAGGCATCAAATTTTGATTGCTCACGCGGGGTTGCGTAGAAGAGTTTTGCTTCAGCTGCTGCACGTTCCAGCATATCGACGTTGAGTTTGTAGACGTTCGAATTATTCTTGCCACCTACGCGACGCTCCTGCTTCTTCAGCCACCCTTTCACCTGAAGTTTTTTAATGGCGCTTCGAACAGTGTTCTCGCTCTTTGCCCCGATCTGTCGCTGAATAGTTGTCACAGCAGGCCACGATATTCCTTCGTCGTTGCTGAAGTCAGCCAGGCGGGCCATGACCGCTATTTCAGATATGATCAGGCCTTTGAAAGCACAGGCTTCCCATACCAGACCGTGTAATTTACTGCTCATGGCTGCCCTCTACTTCCCTGAATTTTCGTTGAAACTGATCGAGTGGGCTAAAACACTCGTGCGGATAGCCTTCCCTGAGGTAAATGACACGATTCGTCTCACGTTCCCAGCGTATGACTCTGACGGGCTTGCCATAGTGGTCTCTGAACTTTCGGTTAACTTCGCGCATAACGCTTTTACCCTCCGGTTAAAGACCCCCACAATTGCCGTTGCCCGGCTGTGGTTACATGAAACCCATTTACCGCATACCATGCGTTCATACCGAAACAGCGCAGCACCCGTCACCGGACGCATACGTAGTTGCGGTAACCTTAGATTTACGATTAAATTGCTCATGCGGATTATTTCTCCATACACGTTGATTTATCTGCCACGACGCCCGGAGCTGCACACTCGCGGGCGTCACTCTTTTCTGGCTGACAAAAGACACGGAAAAGTAACGTTAAATGCTCCTGCCATTTCGCCATGACCTGGTAACTGTTCTCCTCAATCTGTTCGCGTTCGGCCTGGTCAATAACACCATCCGCAGTGGCTTTGCGTAGATACTGCGAGTGTTTTCCTATCCATTCGATCGACTCCATCAGGCGCTGGTTAATATCGGCGTTGTCAACTTCCTCGATATCGGCCAGTGGCACGAATACCCCGTTCGAATGGCGTGCTATCGCATTGGCAATGTGGTTTGATCCACCAGCACGTTGCAGGACCATTGCCCAGCCGATTGGGAAGATCTGATCACCATCCGAACGAAGGCGGTTAAATAACGCATTTTCTGTAACGCCCAGCCATTCAGCGGCCTCTTCATAACCACCATCTAAATCGGTGATCGTCTTTTTGATCGCAGCCACCAGCCATGCCGGTTGCTTATCGACTTTCCACTCAGGTTCTATACCCACGGCTTACCCCTTATCTCTGTGGTTATTTCAGGTGAAACCACATGTTATTGTTTGGAATAGATATCTGGCCGAAGGTCATACTTAGTGATCTGGCCTGATGTGATGTTTTCCAGCTTTTTGGCCAGATTAAAGCCGGCCTTTTTGTAACCGTTAAAAACTAAACGCAGATAACCGGGTGTAGAGCCAACGCTTGCCGCTAATGTGCTTTGTTGCTCTTTGGTCAATGAATCCCAGAACTCTTTCATAAATGTACCTCCTGTGTACATATTACACGAAAGAAATGAACCTTCAAGGTACTTGTACCTTTGAGGTACACGCGGTTAAATTTAAATATGAAAACAATTCAGGAAATCAGGCGGTTAAACGCCAGAAAATTGAGAGATGGTGTTGGTGGAAATATCTACTTCGCCAACATGATTGATCGCGAGCCTACCCAAACCAGCCGGTTTATGGGTGATGGTGCAACTAAGAACATTGGTGATGCTATGGCCCGGCACATCGAAAAGTGTTTTGACTTGCCTATGGGTTGGTTAGATCAGGAACACCAAACCACTAATGTTGCTAAATCACCGGATGTTTCAGATACGAATAGAAATTTTGTTATGGTTCCGGTTATATCCTGGGTACAGGCAGGAGCATGGACCGAATTTGGCTATGCTGAGGTGGACTTGAATAGTACAGAAAACTATCCATGCCCTGTACCATGTGGTCCAATGACTTATATTCTTCGCGTTATTGGCGACTCGATGATCGATGAATACCGACCTGGCGATATGATTTTTGTGGATCCAGAAGTACCAGCAGTGCACGGTGACGATGTAATTGCATTAATGCATGATTCTGGAGAGACTACTTTCAAACGCCTGATTGAGGATGCGGGACAACGTTACCTAAAAGCTCTGAACACAAACTGGCCAGAGCCTTATATCAAAATCAATGGCAATTGTTCGATTATCGGCACCGTTATTTTTTCTGGAAAACCAAGAAGATAACTTATAAGAGCCTCACCAGCATGACTTAACCTGCTCCGGCAGGTTTTTTTATACTTGACAATGTACCCCAACGGTACATAATGTACCTAAAAGAAACAGCGAACAGGCAGGACGCCCACGAAGTAGCCGCCCGGGGCATACGAAGACCGGGATGATTCGCAGATATGAAAAAAGCGCCCATCGGACGCTTTGCTCTTTAACAATCTGGATATCAACCATAACAAATTACTTCGGTTTTGGCTGAGGCGCAGGAGGCCTAGGGAACGGAGGTGCGTGGTTTGGGATGATAGGGGAGCTCATGTCTAGTCCTTAAAGTCAGGGCATATCCCCGGCAATCCATGCAATAACACGTTTTCTCAAGGATAAGTTAATCTCGCAATTTCTTCCTAAAGAAATACAGGTTCGCTTAAAAGCAGCTTCTTGCAATGACTGCCACGGAATGCTGTCGGCATCTTGAATTTTTATGTATTTTTCTCGCAACTCTTCATCTGTTAGAGAGCTTAGCTCTACGAGCAGTCTTCTATATTGCCTCATCTGCTCTTTAGAAAGACCAGCTGCCTGTCCAAATTGATAGACCAGTTGAATAACAGATAAAAAAGCAACGGATACACCGAATAAAAATAAATTCATAAAAGGTGCAAAAACAGAAAAACCCAAGACGATTAATAGCATAGTGATAGCTTTGTCAATCCTAGTAAGAACAGTGAAATACAGTTTCTCTAAATGAAATGAGTAGTTCACATCAAAGATCATATCGTCGCGGGTCATTTCACACCTCAGTCTGAATCATCAGGTTTCGGAGGGGGCTCAGGCCTCTTAAATGGAGGCATATGCCGCTCTTCGTAGTCATAGCTCATTATCGAAACTCCATTTGTTGTTGGGGATATCCAGATTACCCGAATCCTTGTTGTTGGGGAATAACCAGGATCCACCTCGCCTGATGTGGGTAAAAGCAGGCACACAACATGAAAGCGCATTCCATCTTCATCCGTCGTGGGGACTGGTTTGTAACTGAAGGAGTGCGCTTCCAGTTGTGAACGGCAATATTCGCAACCGCTGTATGGCACATGCAGCGTTAGCCGCCAGAGAGTTACCTTTATCCATGCGCTCTCAGGAATTCCGGAAGAATGTGCAAGCTAAGTGTTTCAGGCACGACGTGCGCCCCACCAGCGCGGCGAAAAGGTGTGACGCCCGGGAAGAGCCCGGGACACAACAGGAAAGAGCACTGAAGATGCCAGGAAACGCCCTACCGCCAGGCAGACAGACGGATTATCCCGTAAGGGGTGGCGGCAGTGCTCTTACCGTTGTGGATGTAGCTCAATTGGTTAGAGCGCCTCTAGATGGAGGAGTTGAGCACTGCGCAAGGATCATAACCTAGCGTATCTCATGCGGCTGGCCAGACGTTATCCGGGTTCGAGTCCCGGCGCCACAACCCCATCACGTAGCCAGCGTGGTAACCCGTAGTACCTGTAACGAAAGCTGTGAAGTTTTGGCGGTGCCAGTTTCCATTTGTTTCTGGTACCGCCCTTTTTACACAAGACACAAGAGCATCACCGGGCGACGGGCTCATAACCCAATCCACCCGGGCTGCCGTCAACCGCAGATGCTCTTCTGTGTTGTGTATGGAGAAACCGTCGGCGGTGGCAGCCGCCCTAACAAAGAGGTAGTGCTATGAGCAATGATCGCATGACCAATGTTCCAGATTTCCTGGGCGAACTGGATGCTGGCGTGTTCATCAACAAGATCGCCGGGGCGCTCAATACCGCCGCACTGGGCGTTTTGAACAATGGCAGCAAAGGCAAAGTAGTACTGACTTTCGACATCGATCGCATGGGCAATTCGATCGAAGAAAAGCGAGTCATGATCAAACACAAGCTGCAGTACATCACCCCCACCCCTCGCGGGAAAGTTTCCGAAGAAGACACGACAGAAACGCCGATGTTCGTGAACCGCGGCGGCAAGCTGACCATCCTGCAGGAAGACCAGGGCAACCTGTTTACTCTGGGCGGGGAGCCGGATGCAAAGCTACGGACGGCGCCATAGGCCGTGACTGATGCGTTTTTAATTTAACTTCATTTTTCTTTAAGGAAATTTTATGTCTCAACAATTAGATGGCAGCGCAATTAAGCAAGTTCAGGACCTGGTGCTTTCCGGTTACTACATGGAAGATATCCAGCGACTGGCATGCCCAACAGCTGTTCTCCCAGCTGGCACGGGTATAGAAAGCCTCGAACGCTTCTCCTCGGAGCGCTTTCGTTTCCGCGGTGCGATGGAAACCACAAGCATCGACGACTTTGTGCGTTATTCCTCAGGCTACGCCAAAGAAGACGAAAAAGCCCGTTGCTTTATTGATGCCGATAACATGCTGGCGCGTTCTATCTTCAACATCGGTACGCTGGATAATCCCGGGCACGCTGATAACGTCGCCTCGATCAAGCTGAAGAAAACAGCCCCATTCCGCGCGCTGCTGTCGATCAACGGGGATCACCTTAACCAGAAGCAAATCGCCGAATGGCTGGAAGACTGGAGTGATTACCTGATTGCATTCGATGCCGACGGTAACACGATGAAAATCGCCCAGGCCGCGCAGGCAGTTCGCCGCGTCACCATCCAGCAAACTAATGCCTCCGATCATGAAGATGGTGATTTCAGTGGCAAAAAATCGCTGATGCAGAGTATCGAAGCCAGCAGTAAAGACGTGATGCCGGTGGCGTTTGAGTTCAAATGTGTGCCGTATGAAGGTCTCGGCGAACGTGCATTCAGCCTGCGCAATAGTCTGCTGAAAAGTAATGACCCGGTATTCGTCCTGCGTATCGTCCAGTTGGAAGCCCAGGAAGAAGCGATCGCCAATGAGTTCCGCGACCTGCTGACTGGTAAGTTCGATGGCAAACCGGTCGAGACCTTCATCGGTACTTTCAAAGCCTAAGCCTGATTGCTCAGCCTTAAATCTCCGCTGCTGCGGGGATTTATTGAAGCGTAATCCTTTTATTTATCGCCTTATGGCGAGGGATTTCTACACCCAAATAACAGCGCTGTGCAGGCGTAACGTATGGAGAAAATAATGAGCTTTATTCAAACCCTTTCGGGTAAACACTTTAATTATCTCGACATCCAGCAAGACGCGATCGAGATCGAGGATATTGCCACCGCCCTCTCGCATATCTGCCGATTTGCCGGCCACCTGCCAGAGTTCTACAGCGTTGGACAGCACAGCGTTTTATCCAGCCTGCTCGTACCGCAGGAGTTCGCACTTGAGGCACTTCTCCACGATGCTGCCGAGGCTTACCTGCAGGATATTCCGGCTCCGCTTAAGCACCTCTTACCTGACTATCGCGCAATGGAGATTCGGGTTGATGCTGCAATACGTCAGAAATTCGGGCTGCCGGCTGAGCAGCACCCGACCGTTAAATATGCCGACCTGGTGATGTTGGCCAGCGAACGTCGTGACTTTGAGATCGACGACGGCACTGTCTGGCCCATGCTCGAAGGCATTATTCCGACGGATCAATTCGTTATTAATCCGGTTCGCCCAGGCCAGGCTTACGGGATGTTCATGAACCGCTTCCACCAGCTGATGGAGCGGAGCTAATGGCACATATGAAAGTTAAAGAACTGGTCGCTGCAGCTTACGCTGCGGCACCCGATGTACCACCGGAAAAAGCAGAGTTAATGCGCAATATCGCTTCCAGGCTGGATGTTACGTTCATCGCCCTTACCGAAGCAATGGACCAAAACACTGCGCAGGCTGCAGTGTTGGCAGGCCTTAATGGGGTGAAAAACCATGGCTAAAAACTCGATCGAGGTGTACGGCGCCAGCGGCAAGACGAACGTTTTAACGTTTGAACCTGAACACCTGCATCTGATTACCGACAAAACTCACCCGCTCTACGATGAGCGGGTCCATCTGCCGATCGACGAAGGGATGGTTCTGAACATCAAGGAGCTGGGTGTACTGGAGCCAATTATCGTCTGGAAAGACTCTGAAACGGGGCTCACCTGCGTAGTTGTAGGCCGTCAGCGTGTTAAGCATACCCTGGAGGCAAATAAGCTTCTTTTGAAAGAGGGCAAAGCCCCACTGCTTGTTCCTGGGGTCGTTAAGCGCGGATCAGCAAATCAGATGGCTAAATACATGGTCAGCGAAAACGAAATTCGCCGACCTGATACACCGCTTGGCCGGGCTAAAAAAATGTCAGACGCACTCGATCGCGGGCTCGATGAGGACGACATTGCAGTGTTGTTTGGCTGCAGCGTTCAGACCGTTCGAGCAACGCTCTCCCTTCTCGAGGCTACCCAGGCCGTCCGGGAAGCTGTAGAGGCTGGAACAATTACCGTTACCCAGGCGCGTCAGTTGGCATCGCTGAAACCCGAAGAGCAACGGGAGAAGGTCAAGCAGATCGAGACAGCGACCGCCGGCATCACGGGCCATGAAAAAGCCCGGCGGCAGCGCCAGGTTCTTGGTGAAGTAAAGCCGCGTATCAAATCACGCAAGGAAATTGCAAAAGCCCTCGAAGATGCCAGCGGCGAATATGCCGAGGCTCTGCGCTGGGTGCTAGGGGAGGCGCAATGAACTTTGAACCTGAAAATTATAGCCGGCGCGCCCTGCTCTGGTTCGCCGCTGTGATCGATATTGCCGGTTGGGTTGCTGTTTTCGTCGTGACCTGGGGTATCTGCATGGTTATTGAATGGGTGACAGCATGAGTAAATCACTGAACGCACGTTGCATCCGCCGCTGGGAAGTTGAGTTTAAACCTCTCTGCGACTCAAAGGTGAATCCATATTGGCGTAAACGTGATCTACGTGGATTTATCCGCGAGGCAGCGCTCACCACAGCTTACAGCATGGTCGAGAACATGGCTGAACGCAACGCCAAAGTTGACTTTGACGGCTCCCTACAGGCCTGGACTCCTGAGTTCTCAGAATGGTACCGGAAGCGTCGCGAAGTGTATCTCAAAGAAGCCCGCGACCATCTGAATGAAGAAGCTACCAACGACGAGATCGACGAAGAAATAGAGAACGAGCTGGAGGCCTGGAATGACTGATATCACCGAGCTGACTAGCGTACAAAAAAACGCAAACATTCACCGTTTATCCAGGCTCATTGCCTATGCATCTAACGATGAATTGCACCAATTGGCTGTTGAAGTTGAGCAATACACTGATCAACTCATTGAGGCGCTGGAGAAGGCGCAGCAGGTAGACGAAGAACTTTGCAAGCTCCTTCCTCCCGGCGCTGAGTACATGGACCCTCCAGACGGCGGTGATGTCACGCCGCTTGAAGGAGTGCGTCGAATGGTGGTTGATTACCGCCAGCGCATCGCCGAGCTGGATTCCCGCACCGTGAAGCTGCCAGACTTACGGCAGATTGTGTCTGGAGACAGATACGTATGGTCTGATGGAGTTTTTAACTATAGCCAAGACGTTAAGGCTGAGCTGACCGCGAAGGGCATCAAGTGGGAGGCTGAGTAGATGGCTGTTGCAAGAATGCTTTGCGTTAGCTCGACCAAACCTGACTGGTTTACTCCAGGTGCCATATACGACTCAGAACCACGCGGTGCCGATATTTGCATTTGTGGTGACAACCTCGTTTCAGACCTCAACAAAGAGGACTGGTACGAAATGAGCCAGCGCGCTGATGGGCTGTGGTTCTTAATCGGTTTTCAGCAGTCAATTTTATTCCGGGGAGCCAACCAATGACCAATAACCAGTTAAACAGAGAGCGCCTAGAAAAAATTAAATCATGGCGTGAAACCTACGGCGCCGGAAGCAACGTAATGCTGCCAGCTGAGGAGGCCGAGGAGCTGGCTCGTATAGCGCTGGCCGCAATGGACAGCAAGCCGGTGATACTTTACCGACAGGTCAATCCGGTGAACGGAATGAAGACGTATTGGGCTGAGTTAGACCCTGAAGAATTTAGGCATTTAAAACAACACACTGATGAAAATGCTGAATTCATGACGCTCTATCGCCACACGCAGCCAGCGCCGGTAGTGCCTGATAGTTACGTGATGGTACCGATGAGGTTAACTGCTGAGAACGGCGCGAAAGGCGCGCTATCAGGTGAGTTTTCAGAAACCAAGTTCGTAAACTGTCCGGAATGCTTTGGTGATGATGAATGTGAAACCTGTGACGGCAGCGGGAGAATTGAAATCACGGTACCTGTCACCTGGACGACTATCAAAGAAATCTGGGCTAAAGGCGTTGAGCATTTTTCAGCCACACCAAGGGAGGTGAAAGGTGAATAAGGTCGAACTGCTTGAGAAGATATTAGCGCTCGCTACTGAATGCCACACGCTGGCCTGTGAGCTTGATATTGGTGATGAGCGAACCGAAATGTTCGAAATCTACAGCGTGCTACACAACCTCGGTCGCCGCGGCTACGCCAGTCAGGTGGGGAGGCGAATGAATCCACTGCTCGCATCCTGCGATGACGAAGAAGATGAGGATGATGACTGATGCCAAGTAAATTAAAGCGCCGGCGATGGAGGCGTATGCGGGATGATTTAGCTTGGTATAAGGAGGAAGCAAAGGACCTTCATTGCCGCCTTTTGGAATTAGCCGATGAAGTTACAAACCTTCGCAAACAGATTCTCCCAGGATCTAAGCTGATTATTGCCAAAATGAAGATTTACGAAACAGATAAGGATAATCGAGACCACCAGCTATGCAGAAGATGTAATGACGGACTTCGAGGTGGGTGTTCGTCATGTTCTTTTAACGTTCGATAACCGGGTGCAGCCGGTTTATGGAGAAATAGCCATGGCAAAACTAATGAAAGCGAGTCAATGGGGAAAACGTGAATTTACCAAAGACTCTATTCCAGATAACAGAACCATTAAACGTTGGGTAGAAAATGGCCTTCTCACTGGAAAAATTGTAGACGGCACTGTGTTCGTCTACGAGTCTGAAAAGTGGGGAGTAGACTCAATGGTAAATCATACGGTTCTTCAGCTAATAAATGAAGGTTGACCATGGCCGCCAGACCGAGAAAAAGAGAATATCGTCATCTTCCAGAATACTTGTTATTTGATAAGGATCGTGGCGTTTATAAATTCACACTAATAACGGGGAAGAAGAAAAATCTTGGTAAAGACCGGGCTATGGCGATCGCTATAGCTCGCGAATATAACCTAAGAATGAGGCCATTAAATGCACCATCTGTTGAATTGTTAATCCGAGAATCAGGCGGTGTTACTGGAGAGGCTAAACCATTTGCTGAGCACGTAGATCATATCATGCAGCGAGCAATAGAGAATGAGCGACCGTCGCCAAGTACCCTTGACGACTGGAACAACGACGCTCTTAGGGTAAAAGAGTTTTTTAATATCATACCTGCTTGCGATATTGAGCTGGAGCATGTGAACGCGTACATAAATCGTTTCCACTCAGATTCATCAGCGAACGTACAAAACCGAAAGGTTAGTTTCCTTAAAAAATTGTTCTCGTATGCGGTCGATGAATCATTGATGTTTGATAACCCTGCTTCACGCAAAAAAATGCGAAGAACCGAAGAGAAGAAACGCCAACGTCTTTCACTCGATAACTTTAAAGCCATTCGGCGGGCCGCCGAACCCTGGTTACGCACAGCGATGGATTTAGCATTGCAGACGACGCACGCGCGCCTTGAAGTGTCACGAATCCGGTATTCAATCAGTGAACCTAAAGACGGAATCTGCGGCTGCGTATGGTTAGCTCAACCCGAAAATGGCATCTATGGGACGCTCTACATACACAGGCAAAAAGTGCAAAAGAAAGAGGCATCACACGTAGCAATCCCGATCGGTGAAGAATTAAAGCGGATTATTGATGATAGCCGCGATAGTGTGGCCAGTCCGTTTATAGTTCATAGAATTCCAGAACGGCAGGTGAAACGCAGTAAAGAGGTTTCCCACCCTACCCAAGTTGCGCCGGATTACTTAAGCCGATCATTCTCTGCTGTACGTGACAAGTTAGGTCTATGCAACAAAATGCCTATGGACGAGAGACCAACCTTTCACGAAATTCGAGCTCTAGCTGCGCATCTTTTCGATCTGCAGGGCATCGATCCGCAAGGACGAATGGCACACAGTGATGCAAAGTCGACCAAGATTTACACACAAAACCATATCGATTGGGTTGTCGTACCTCATGGGGAAATAAAAGTTGGTTAA